TTTTTAAAGAACTAAGTTACGGATTCGGTTCCTAGTCACTCTTTTAAGATGAACTTCAGTTTCATCTCCGTTACTTTTTTATCCTACCACATTTTCTTCTTTTGTCAACAGCGATGTTCTTTGTTGGTGACCCCCTTCGGTTAAAGGCCGAGGCAGTTCCGCCATACGTAGATGTTCTAGAGGAGTGCTTCTCCCACCATGCTTAAAAGAACCATCACTTACTACTTCTTTATCTTACCACTAAGTTTTCAAAGATCGAGAACTTTTTTTCAAAAGTTTTGAGGTAACTTATAAATATAAAATATATTGAATAAATTACAAAAAAATGGCGCTCCGAGAGGGACTTGAACCCCCATTTTCATCCATTTATGCACTTAGGGCTTAGAAGACCCCGCCAGTACCGGAGCTAGCATTAGACAATCTACTTGTCTTTATTCATTTTGTCACGAACAGCTTTACCAAGCTCAGTTAGACTGAACAGTGGTTCTCCATCTTCAGTATGACCTGACATATATAATAGACCATCTGCTACCATCTTGTCAACTGTTTCTTTAACTTCTACCAAGGCAATTTCATTATAGATTACACCCGCTTCAAACTCATTACATTCAAGTTCTTTCATAATAACCCGAATACATTCTTCTTTTTCTTCAGCTTTGACTTGTTGTTCAATTTTATCTACATCTAGGTGTGTACAATGATTTAGTAGATCGTCTACGGATCCGAAAAAGTTGTTGTTAATATATCTGTCCATGAATATAAGTATTAGGTTAGGGTTACCGGCACATTCTTGTAATAACGTACAGCACGTTCTGCCATTTTATTAAGAACTTTGCGGGTACTTACTGGCACGACTGTGGTTGGCCCCCAACCGTTTTCAGCACGACCTAGAGCGATAGTTAGTGCTTTACGTTTATCAAAACGGTCACCTGCTTTTGTATTGGTATGACTCCATCCTAGACGAACCGTGCCATCAATAACTGTGGCAACAACCATTCCACGGGGCTGACCATCACGGTCACGTACCAACTGCTTGAGTGTAGTATTCTTCATATAACCTTTATTTTTAATTTTTTAGTTTCCTTCAACGTAACGTAGTAGATCACGATTTGGTTCAACACCAATCTTTTCATCTACAGCCTGTTTGATAGCGGATTTATAATAATACTGTGCGTATAGATCTGTGAGTTGCAGTTTACGTTCAGCAATTTTACCTTTTAGGTTATTAATAACCGTTTGAGTAGTCTTCGTCTTCATATTTTGAATTATAACGATTGGGTTTACTATCTGTAGTTTGCCACTTTTTGTTAGACTTTTTAGTTGTCTTATTTCGCCAATTTCCTTCGTTACGCGAACGACGATCTTTGAATGACTTTCCCATATACTACTTTTAGTAATAAATAGTTGTTAACTCGGGGATAGATAGATATTATTTACCTATCCCCGATTATATCCAATTTAAGCAGAAACAGCTTTAGTTTCGGTTGTATTGTAAGTGTATACCGTACTAGGCTTACCACGTTTACCGGTCTTCTGAGAGCCCGCAACAGTATAACGACCGTTAGCTAGATTACGTTTAACGTGCATTCGTAGCGTAGGAGTTTTGACTGTGGAGTTGAGGTTACTAAGATCAACAATCGTGAAGTTACGATCAGTGATTTCAACTACGGTGATTGCCTTACGGCCAGTCTTGCTTGTGTTCATGTTTTTTATTTTTTGTTTTATTGTTTGTTTTATTGTTTTATTTACCGACTACAAATTCATCTTACCACTGATTTTGAAAATGTCAACGTTCTTTTTCAAAATTATTTTGAAGATTTTGAAGCTTCAAAAACCAACGATTCGGTCAAATTGCCGTTACCATAACGCTTGCCATTACGATCAAACGTAGTGTTGCTGGTTGGATTATAATAACCAACATTTTTTCCAGTTTTATCGTGGGCATAAATTACAGATCCCATATCTTTGGTATAACCAATGTTGCGGTTGTTATTGTCCATTACATACTTAGTACTCATATTTTATATATTTTAGTTGTTGTCTACGAAATTGCGATAAAAACTCATTACAATGCCACTAGTAGTACCTACGTTAAGTGAACGTACACTACCATACGCTGGAATAGTGATAATCATATCACTTTGATCAAGCATATAATTACTCAAACCGCACTTTTCTTCGCCAAAAATAAACATTGGATAACAAGAACTATCAAAACAATTATAACTGAATAGGTTACACGTCTTGTTATCATACTCAGGAATATTATTTTCAATAGCAATCAAAGTATAATTGTTTAACCGTACATAAGATACAAAATCTTCTTCTGTCTTAATGTGCTTCAAATCTGTATAATGATGTGTACCTACGGTACCACGACGATCCCACTGCTTGCTGCCTCCAACATAAAAAGCTTCCTTAAAGCCGAAAAAATTGGCATTTCGAACCAACGTAGATAGATTAAAGTCGCCATTAACGTGCATCATGGCTACACCGGCATTGATACTAGTACTCTTACAATAAGTCTTAATATCGTCAACAGACGAAGACTTTAAGTGATCCAAAACATTCATAGTAAAATTACTATACCACTCACTTTATAAAAAGTCAACTTTTTTTCTTCGTAATTTTTTTGTCTTTAACGGATGTTTCGGGTGTAGGTTCCAATGGTGCAATTTCGTTCCGTGTTTTGGAGTTAGCGTATTCTTTTTCAGCTTCTTCAATTACAGATTTAATAAAATCGGTAAGAATTCCACTCCAATGATTGCGTCCACTATCTTCTACGATTGCCAGCTGTTTCCATCGTGGAAGTTCATCAAATTTACGTTGATATACGGTTTTATAGAATGTTGCTGTCATATTATATAAATATTAAAAAGATGTACTCAAACGACTTGCATATGCCATATTACTGGCTTTTCCTTTACGATATGAAACTTTAGAATAATTCTCAAAAGCTTTTTTAGAAGTAATTACAATACTACCAGCTGTTTTGTGACCAAAATGTAAATAACCATATGGTCTTTGTTTTGCTGCGGATTGTTCGCCACATGACAAACAAATCTTGTAACCAAGTTCATATCGTTCAGGATGAATTTCGTTTCCACAGCCACATTTAATCATATATAACAAGTATACACGATATCGGGGGGGTAGTCAACAAAAAAAGCGTACCTTGAGTACGCTTGTTGTTTTAATTAGTTGGTTCGTGATGATAATCTCGTCTTAGATGTTCAAGTTTTAATTCCAAGTTTTGAAGTTCTCGTTTTGTATGTCTTAGTTCATTTTCAAGATCACTAATTTTTCTAAGTTCAGGATTTAAGTTGTAATCTGGGTCGCTGTGTGATCTATTTTTAATATCTTCTGTCAGAGCACAACTGATGTGATTTGTACCAAAAAGATATTCAACGTCATCGTTATATGTATTTTTACCACAATAATTACAAGTCCATTTGCTTACACGTTCATCGTTGATTATTTTGTTAAGTCTTTCTAAAGTTTCTACGACTTCAGCGTTTGATTCGGCATTCATTATATCAAATGTCCAATTCAAAGCATTATCATCTCGATCTTTTAGTTCCGGATATACCTTGATTAATTCATCTTCAATTAGTTTTAGGTACGGATCAATTTGTTCGGACTGAATTGTACGAATACCTTTTGCGTATGTTAGTATGATGTTTTTGCTTATTTTGTTCATATTATTTGGTTGTTGTTAAATATTTAAGTACTTCTCTTACTGTGAAATAAAATAGAAACGGAAGTAATACCACAAAGAATACAGTAAGTACTGATATTAATAGTATTGAGAATATAACACCTCCGACTAGTCCAATTAATGTATTTATAATCTTTTTCATTTTTTAATAAAACGGTTATATATCAATTTACCGAGGTTAGCGGCAAATTTACGCGCTTTCTTTTCTGGCAAATCATAAAGATGTGCATGAAATACTTCTTCAATTAAAACATTTAGCTGTCTACGAGGTTTTAATGTGGGATCTACTATGATTGTGGGATGTTTTTTAATTGTTGGATTATCACACAATCCCGAGGCATTTAATCTGGCATTGAGTTTGTTATAATTAACAGTATATTCTTTACCCTCAAAATTTTTGAATTTCATCACTCACCTTTTAAGAAACTTTTTTTAACATCTTTTAACAGTTCGTCTATTTCATTTAGACTTCTTATTCTATCTTTATATAGAATTTCAGTTTTAATACGTTCGTCCGTAATACGTTTGCTTAATTCGTTTAACTTCTGCATAGTAATTATGGGTTTTTGTCTTTCAAATTCTGAAATTGAAGTATTCATCTGTATTGTTCCTTGAGCAGTCTCCAGCGATTACTGTCCATTGTAAGTTCGCCAGAATCTAATTTTTTTATGGTGGTTAATATTTCGTCTATGTTATTATAGACGTAACGATGTGGAATTGTTCCTAATAACCATAGCGGACATTTTTGTTTGCCGCCTTCAACACTTAAAAATATTGGCTTTTTCTCTCTATTAGCGGTAACCAATTCCTCTGCACTACCCCAACTCGCAACTTCCGGTATAATATGTGCTATGATAAAATCACTACGATCCACTAAATTTAAGTCATATATACGTATTTCCCGCATGATTTTTTGCACATCATCATACTGTTCATTTTCCATACGAGTTTTTAAATCAACTCGTATGGAGTCGCCTTCTTCAACGTCTTTAATAAAAGGTTTATCATACGGATCAAATACCGTAATATTTAACTTTTGTAGTTCAGTTCGTACATATTGTCTCCATACAGTTCCGTTGTGGTATTGCATGTGTCCTACCAAATATGTCTTTGTTTTGTTGAGAAGGTTCATTTTAAAAAATTCTTTAATTTGATTTGGTTTTCTTTATTCAGAATAACACTATCTGTCCACGGATGTCCATGTATAATAATTCTATAACACCACCTTAGTCTTTCAAAGACTGTCATTTTTTTGCCGTTGTAACCCAGTTCAAACAAACTAATACATACTTCTTCTTCATCTTCAAATTTTTCAACGTAAAGAGCGTGAGAGTGACAATCACACATTAAAAACACAGAATCTTCTTTCATATCTTTATATTCCTGTAAAATTTATAACCAATGTCAGTTATAAAAGATCCAACACTGTTTAATACACATGCAATAAACCAAATAGTTTTATTGTATGGTTTGCCAATTAGTTTATAAAATACGGTGGACTCAAACTCTTTTCTTCGTTTAAGTTCTTCAATATGAAGTCTTAGATTTTCTTTTCTTTCTTTATTGTCATTAGCTTCAAACTTTTTGAGCTCAATTTTATTAATAAAACCACCAACAAATTCAATTGTAAATTCAACCCAATAATCGTAATCATCTTCACCGTGTTGGTAAGTGTACATATTGATTGTTTTGGTCAACTTTACATGAGTCCATCGTTTGTTAATTTGTTTTACTTCTCCGAATCGTTCGCTGAACGTAACTCCATTGGGATCACCTACTGTGTACTCACGTTCACACTCAAATAACCACAATGTACCATCTTCACGAATTTCATAAAGATCTAAAGCGTTATTTAAGTCTTTGGTTTGAAACCCATTAGACTTAAAGCCTTTGTTATCTTCTGGCAGTGGAAGAGGATATTTACATACTATGTCATCAAACATTCCCATATTAATTAACTATTTTTAACTTATATTAAGCAAATATTATATTTTAATTATTATATTTTAATAGGCACATCAAGCAACTAAGCGCTTACTAATAAAAGCATTATACTTTCTATATTTTTAAAAGTCAAGATATAAAAATTTGTTATCTGAAATAAAAAATATATATTTTAAATGAAAGGTATTATTTTATCAGGAGGTACTGGGAGTAGGCTATATCCACTAACATCAACGGTAAACAAACAATTATTACCTGTTTACGATAAACCTATGATATATTACCCAATTTGCACGTTATTGTCTTGTGGAATAACGGAGTTTTGTATAATATCCTCACCTGAATATCTGTCTTCTTATGAAAAGTTATTCGGTGATGGTAGTCAATTTGGTATAAAAATAACATATAGAGTACAGTATAAACCTAAAGGAATCGCTGAAAGTTTTATTATTGCGGACGACTTTATCGGCGATGACAACGTAGCTCTTATTTTAGGTGACAATATTTTTCACGGCATGCCAAGAATTAAAGCATCTTTAACAGGAGCGGTTATATTTGGATATGAAGTAAATAATCCAAAAAACTATGGAGTGGTTGAATTTGATAAAGATGACAAAGTTATAAGTATAGAGGAAAAACCTTCTAATCCTAAAAGCAAATTTGCTGTACCGGGTCTTTATTTTTATAATAATAAAGTGGTGGAATATGCTAAGACTCTTAAGCCTTCAAAAAGAGGTGAACTGGAAATTACTGATTTGAATTTAAAATATCTTGAAAATAATGAATTAACCGCTATAAAATTTGCTAGAGGATCTGCTTGGTTCGATGCCGGTACAACTGAAACTCTTTTTGAAAGTAGTACTTATATATACTCAATTCAATCTAGACAGGGAATAAAGATTGGTTGTATAGAAGAACAGTGTTTTAAACGTAACTTAATAAATAAAGCACAACTATATAATTTAATAAACAATTTGAATGAATGTGAATATAAACAATACTTAAGCAAGTTACTAGATTATAATATATGAAACTAAAAGTGTTTACTGTACTAAATTCAGAATTTCGTAATAACGAAAAGGCGTTTGGTTTTGATGAATTGTTTAAATCCGTAAATAAAAATAAGCTGCCTTTTGTGGTAGTAGTAAATAATAAACGTTTTGACGGATCATATTATTCAAAACTTTTACCCATGATTGAATATGTTGAATCGTGTCGAGCCGATGATTTAATATTATTTATGGACGCGTTTGATTGTATAGTATTAGACGACGAACAAACTATAATAGAAAAATTCTTAAAAACAAATGCTAAAGTTTTGATATCAGGAGAATCTTTTTGTTGGCCATATGATAGTCTTATTAATAATGTAAGTGAAAAGGTGAACAACTACATTAAATCTGGTTACTATCCATCAAACAAATTAAATCAAAAAGATATGTTTAAGTTTCCGTGCGCGGGTGTTATGATGGGATTCAAAAATCAATTGTTATACAGATTGTACAGATGGAAAGAGATTTTAGAAAAAAAAGAATTCCCCCCTTCAAATTTAGCCGATTTTACGTTTTTAAGCAAAAGTGATCAAGGAGCAGCTACTATAGATTTCGTCAAAAATGATAACGATGATTATAAAATAGACATATACCCATATGTGTTTTTCAACCATTTTAGAGTTGAAAAGGACTTTTTGAGATTTGAAAACGGAAAAGTTTTATATAATTATTTTGACGGTCAAACATTTCCAAGTATAGTACACTTTAATAGTGGTACATACAAATACATAACTGACTTTCAAAAAGCTTTGATATTGTCAAATTTAAAAATAAAAGTAACAGTCTTTAACGATTGCTTAAACCTAAATATAGATGAAACAATTGAAAATAATATCGTTGTACAAATAATAGACAAAAATAATAATTTAGAATTTGAAACAACCTTTAATGGTTTAGATAAAAATATAACATACTGGTTAAGCACCAACAGTATAACGAAAAAAGAACCAATAGTTTTGGTTATAAAAAACGAAGGATATACGTTTTACAAAAAAACAATTATTTATAATGTGTAGTTTTTTATTCACAAATAAAACTGTTAACGGTGATGTACGTCATAACAAATTTTTAATTAACCGAGGACCGGATAGTCACTCTGTATTATACTCACATCCATATACGTTAATACATTATCTGTTAGGCATAACAGAAAATACTGTGTTACAACCATTTGAAAAAAATGATATATGTCTATTATTTAACGGCGAAATATATAATTATGACAGAAATTTGTATTTAAACGATACACATTATATCGCTGAATCTTATATAGAACATGGTAGTAATTTTGTAAATTATTTGGATGGCGAGTTTTCTGTTTGTTTGCTGGATTTAAAAAAACAAATTCTAGTGGTATCATCCGATATTTTCAAGACCAAACCTTTATTTTATTCTATTGAAAACAAATACATTGGTATAAGCACATTCAAAACGCCGTTACAAGATTTAGGATTTTCCGATATAAAATCTTTTGAAAAAAACAAGTGTTTAGTTATTGATCTACAAACTCTAACTGTAAAAGAAATAAAGTCTGTTTACACTTTTAATATAACCCAATACAAAAATTCATATGATGACTGGATATTTGCATTTGAAAAATCAATACAAAAACGAACACTAACAAACAAAAACTTATTTATTGGATTGAGTAGTGGATATGATAGTGGTGCTATTTGTTGTGAATTATTAAAACAATATAAAAAATTTAACGTATATAGTGTAATAGGAAATGAAAATGACGATGTTTTAAACAAACGTTTTGAAATAATTCAAAACAATAACATAAAATTTACTAAAATTAACAAAAACGAAGAATTATATAATACTCACAATAATTACATAAACAAAAATACCGAAGAATTTTTTTACACAATTAATAGTTCTTCTTCGGATTACAAAGAACGAATAAAATTATCACAAGATGGTGGGTCCAATTGGTTCTCGTCGGTATGTTCTTTAGCTAAAGTGGATAATTGTTTAATATGTTTATCAAGCGTAGGAGCTGATGAAATTATTTCAGATTATGGTTTTAATGGAATTAAATATTATAATCATTCCAACTTCGGCGGTCTGTTTCCACACGATCTATCTTCAATATTTCCATGGAACAGTTTTTATAATTCTACGATGGAATCATACATAGCAAAAGAAGAATATGTCGGGGGGTCGTATGGACTGGAAATAAGATACCCATTTTTAGATAAATTATTAGTTCAAGAATTTTTAAATCTAAATCACAATTTAAAAAATGCTGAATACAAATCTGTAATCTCTAATTATCTTAAGAAAAATAATTTTCCGTTTGAATATAATGTAAAAAGAGGATTTTAAATGAATATATTAGTAACAGGAGGTAATGGATTTATAGGCAGTCATTTTATAGAAGAACTTTTTAAAAGAAATGATGTTGTCAAACTTTACAATCTAGATATAGATACGTATGCTGCAAACAAGAACTTACCATTTGATAAAGACAGTCGTTATCAAAAATTAAAAATAGACATATCACATTCATATTTAAATCAAAAATATTATTTTGAATCTCTAGATTTAGATTATGTTGTTCATTTTGCGGCTGAGTCTCACGTAGATAACTCAATTACAACACCACGAAAGTTTATTGACACAAATATAGTAGGTACTTTTAATTTATTAGAGTTTTTTAAAGATTCAAATATTAAAAAATTTATTCACATCTCAACGGACGAAGTGTTTGGTAGCCTAAATTACAAAGAAGGACCATTTGATATAGACAGTCCTTACAAACCCAACAGTCCGTATGCTGCTAGTAAAGCTGCAAGTGACTTATTAGTAAGAAGTTATGTAAAAACTTACAAGTTTCCGGCAATAATTACTAACTGTAGCAACAATTTTGGCCCTCGACAATTTCCGGAAAAATTAATACCATTATCAATTAATAAATTAAAAAACAAAGAAACTATACCTCTATATGGCAATGGTTCCAACGTAAGAGATTGGATTTATGTAAAAGACCACGTTAACGCAATTATACGTATTCTAGAAGAAGGTATCGTTGGGAGTCAGTATTTGATAGGAGGAGATAACGAAATATCAAACTATGAGTTGATTCATTGTATCAAAGAAGCATATGAGGAACTAACAACGACAAATGTGGATTGGAAATGGTTTCAGTATGTAGATGATCGTAAAGGTCACGATTTAAGATATTCCATCAATAATTGGGAACTAAAACAACAATTTCCCGATTTAAAATTAAGCGATTTTAAACAATCGTTAAAAATAACAATACAAAGTTATCTATAACATGAATCTATTAGTTACAGGAGGCAACGGATTTATAGGATCTCATTTCATTGAAAAAAACATAAATAATAAAAATTTTTCATGTATATACAATATAAGTCGTAAACCAAGACCAACATCTTTACCGTATCAGTACAACGAAAAATACAAAGAACTTAATTTGGACTTATCGGACGAACGTGTAATAGATAAAAAAAACATATTGTTAAATCTTGAAATTGATCATGTAATACATTTCGCTTCATACAGTAATATAGATGACTCCATAAAACATCCCAGTTTATTTGTAAAATCAAACATAACAAGCTTGGTAAATTTATTAGAATGTTTTAAAAATTCACGTGTTAAAAAAATAATAAATATATCTACATACGAAGTCTTTGGTAACAACATTAACAAATCGGATTTAAATTATCAACCCAAAAATCCGTATGCTATATGTAAAACAACGAATGAATATTTTTGTCAGTATTATTCAAATTGTTATGGACTAAATGTAATAACTACTAACTGTAGTAACAATTTTGGACCGAGACAATCTTTAGATAAATTTATACCTACATGTGTTAATAATTTAAAAAACAAAAACAAAATCAAATTATATGGCAAAGGCAAAAATATTCGGAATTGGTTGTATGTGGAAGATCACGTTGACAGAATAACCGAAATTTTATTTAATCAAAACAATCAACCGAGACATATTATATTGGGCGAGAACTATATAAGTAATTATGATTTAATACACAAGATAAAACACATATATACAAAACTAACGAATGATAATATATTGGATAATTGGTATGAACACATAGAAGACAGAAAAGGACACACAGATTATAACTTATCGGAAATACCAAAAAACAATCTACTTAACTTTGATGATTCGCTTGAAAAAACGATACAAAGTTATTTATAAAGTATTTGTATAAATAGCTAATTTGGGATTCGCATATCCGAATTTTTTAACTAATTGACCCGCAACACTATTTGCTTCGTCTTCAATTTCTCCACCTATATCTTGTGTAGGTTGATCTAGTTTACCAGACTGATTTTGATGATGATGAATTAATTCGTGAGCTATACTTCTTAAAACATCTGCCATTCCTCTATTTTTACAATATACTTTAATTAATCCGTTATTTGGATCATAATAAGCATAAGTTTTTAAATCTCCGTCTCGTTGAGTAACCAACTTAACTTTAAATGGTTGATTTAAAGACAATTCGTCATTTACAAATTTCAGAAATTTAACTACTATATATTTATTTATACTATCCATATTAGGTTAATGTTAGTAAATATTTAAGTTTATTCAAACTACCCAACATTTCATCTCGTATATTTAATAAATCAGTATCAGTTTCTTCAAGATCTTTAGGCAAATCATTTACTAAATAATTAATATATTGATCAATAAAATCAACTACGCCGTTATTATTATAGTTACTTAATTCAATTTTAAAACCTTCACGACTTTCAATTCGGCCATATTTTCCCATAAACGTCTCAACAAATTCGTCTATCTTATCAGTTAAATCACCGTATGTATCTCCAAATGCTTGATGTTGAGCATAACTTTCTGTTTGCCAGTGGTTAATTTTAAGTTGATTGTGCAATGTCAATAAATTAGTTACTATCATATATAATATAAATATAACAAAAATTAAGTAACAACTTCTACTTTGCAATTTTTCTTATCAAATAACGCTTCGTCTATAATATAACGAACTATACAATCACATCTACTTTTAAAATCAACAAAACGTACACCTTCCGGTTTCCAAATTTTTATAGTATTAGTATCTTTTATTTCAAAACGAATACCGTTTATTAACCCCCTCTTTTTGATTGTAAGATTCATTTACTATAAATATAACATAAAAATAACAACACGTAAATATAAAAAAAATTCATTAAAATATTTGTAAATTCAAAACTATATATTGAAAATGAAAATTGAGTTACAAGATTATTTAAAGAAAAAATTTCCAATATTATACCCAAAAAATTTTGAATTTGAATGTGGTGATGGGTGGTTTAAAATAATATTATGGTTGAGTAGATATCTTGAAATGTATATTACACAACAAAATGAAATGTCTTGTAAAAACCCACAATATTACCAACCTGTAAAACAGTTTGTAACATTACAAGTAAAACAAAAATTTGGCACATTACGATTCTATTACGAAGGTGGTAACGAACATATAAGATCAATAATAGAATTTACAGAATTTATATCCGGTTATATATGTGAAAAAACAGGTCATACAACCAATGTTGGATATAATAAAAAAGGATACATACAGGTACTACGTGAAGAATTAACACCAAATAAAAAAGACTTTAACTTTGTCGACGACGAAGAGTTACGAACATTATTAAAAAACTATGACGAAAAAACTAACATTTAAATCACAAGACGAAGACATTTCTACCGATAAACAAAAGTTCATATCTATAATAGACAATAACGAATTGTACTTTTACAACGACGTTAACAATGAATCTGTCTTTATTTTAAATAAATCATTAAACGATCTGTCTAGACAACTTTTAATAACAAAAATTAATTTTGATTTACAAGAAACTCCTCATATAAAATTACACATCAACAGTGATGGTGGAGAAGTATTTGGCGCATTAAGTATCGTTGACCGAATTACATCATCAAAAGTTCCTGTACATTCATATGCTGAAGGATTAGTCGCTAGTGCTAGTACTCTTATTAGTGTTTGTTGTCATAAAAGATATATTCGCAAAAATAGTATATTACTAATACACCAAGTAAGAAGTTGGTTTGAAGGTACATACGAAGATTTTAATGACGAAAAACAAAACATGGATTTAGTGATGAAAATTATCAAAAATGTTTATTTAAAACACACCAAATTTAGTGAAGATGAACTAAACACTTTACTAAAAAGAGACATTTATTTAAACGCCGAAGACGCAATTCGTTATGGACTCGCCGACGAGATTATCTAAAGAAGGATATGTTTATATCATAAGTAATAATAATTTTCCTGGTTATTACAAAGTAGGAGTAACAAATGATATAAAAGCTCGTTTACGTAATTATCAAACATCATCACCTCTTCGTAATTATAAAATAGAGTATTTTATACATCATCCGGATTGTTATAAAGCCGAAAAGAAAATAGCAGAAAAACTTAAATATTTCGCCACTGAAATAAAAAATGAGTGGTTCAAGTGTGACCTTGAAATCGTAAAGGGTAGATTAGATGAAAGTTTAGAACCCGAAGAAAATCTCTTGACTTTTTTTAAAAACGTAGTATAGTTATATCATAGTTATGAGCACAATTGCTAATAAATTGATATGTTTAAATCTTAATAAAAGTTGGCAACCAGTAGGTTTTAAGACCGTAAAAGATGCTATTATAGATCTTTGCGGATCAGAAGCAGACGGTAAACCAACAAGCCTTGCATTAGACATTGATTACACATTAGATAGTAACGGAGAACCTAATCTATCAGAACCTTCAGCTATGAATCCGGTGAGTTGGAGTGAGTGGATTAAACTGCCGATTCGTAGTTGGGATCTTGTTATACACTCCGCTCACATGTCTATTCGTGTACCAACTGTTATCATTGCTACAAATTTCAACAAAATGCCTGTTAAGTCATTTAAAGGAAAGCCTAGCAAAGATGCTATATACACCCGTGACAATGGTATGTGTCAATATACCGGTAAAAAAATAGACAGAAACAATGCTACAGTTGACCACATTATACCTCGTAGTAGAGGCGGAGAAGATACATGGACAAATTTGGTGTTATGTTCTAAAGATGTTAACTCAAAAAAGGGTAATCGTATGAACAACGAAGCTGGGTTGAAATTAATAAAAAACCCAACCGTTCCAAATCCAGTACCAGTATCAGCCTTGATACGTGAAGCAAAACACAAAGACTGGGAACACTTTTTAATGAGTGTTTAACACAAAAAGATATAATCTTCGGGTTATATCTTTTTTTATTTATATTTATTGTATGTGGACCAATACAATAAATTTTTATTAGAAGCATATCGTGGCGGATTACGTGCTTGGTTTGGCAAAGGACCTGTAGGCAGTTCAAGTGGTGGGGGGTGGGATCGTTATGACAGTAGTGGTAAAAAAGCAGGTAAATGTGGTGACGCTAAACAAGGTAGTAGTTATAGCGCTTGTTTAGGTAAAAAATATGCTGCTAGATTAAGAGCAAAAGGTGGCAAAAAAGCTATAGCAAATTGGGTTAAGAGAAAAAAATCCGCTCAACGTGATGCTGGAAGAGGAGAAAAAGGTAGTGGTGGTAAAGGAAAATCCCCCGTCAGAGTCAGTTATAAAGAATCGTTGAGTGAGATATTTGTAATAGCACAAAAAGAAGGTTTAAAACAAGATTTAATACGATTTTTAAAACAAGAATTTAATGACGGTCATTTAAAACCTATACACGGCGGAGTAAGTACAACTGAATTTAAAATTGACGATTGGTTAGAAAGTATTGCCGATGTAGTTGTAAATCATATAATACAATATTTTGAAACTATACGTAGTCAAACAGAACGTAACATATATTCAAAAGTTCCAATGGTATCAAATTAAAATATTATAAGTGATTGATTGTACAATAGTTATATAGTAAAGTATAAACATATGAGTTACTATATTAAAGATACAACCATAAACAAAGTTATCACATTTACCGATCCAAATGAAGTAGTCGGTTATCTAGAAAATCTCTGTCGTAAAAAACTTAAGAAAAGTCGTAAAGAACTAATGTTTGAGATGGAAACTCTTGGACATGGATATGATGATCCACAGGGTATAAACTTCACAACCACTATGAGTGATCACTTTGAAGTGGGGGCCATAAAAAAAGATGGTAGAATGATACGCACCAACATTCATGAATTAGCTAGAAATCTAAAATATCGTAAAGAAATGGGTGATTGATATATGATTAACTTGGATATCAAGTGGTCAGATCCAGTTCAAGTAGAAAAAAATGGCGATGTAACATTTCAACGTGAATGGATAATCGGTACCGTTTACCTAAACCAATTCTTCAATTACTGGAAAGTAAACAAACTTGCTTTAAAGAGCAAAGGATATGGTGTAATAAAAAGAGAAAATGAATGGGTTCTTACAGAAACCAAAGATAATCCCACCCTATTCAAAGATCCAAAAAAACCCAAACAAAAAGTAGATGAATCGCTTCCGGATTACGAAGTTAAAAATCCAGACGGATTACGTCCTTGGCAAGTTGACGCGGTAAGTAAGATAGTATCGTCGATCAAAAAGTGGGGGGCTGGCGTAGATGGAAGTGACGTTGGCATAGGAAAATGTCATTCTAGAGGTACCAAAATAAGAATGTTTGACGGTTCTATCAAAAATGTAGAGGACATTGTGGTGGGTGACAAACTGATGGGAGATGATTCTACTTCCAGAAAAGTTTTATCATTAGCTAATGGCGTAGACGAAATGTATGAAATCGTTCCAACCAATGGTGGAATAACATGGGGATGTAATAGTGAACATATACTCGTTTTAGATTATAAAGCTAGAAAACAAACGATAGAAATATCTGTGAAAGATTTTTTGTCTAAATACAAAACAAACAGACATAACTGGACTCTCCGAAGAGCAATTGTAAATTATCCATACAAAAAAACAAATGTTGAACCATATCTTATGGGATTGTGGATTGGAGACGGAACGTGGAACTCATTATCCATTACCACACATCGTGATGATTTACCAATCATTAATTATTTATATAATTTTGAAAAAAATTTAAATTTGAATGTCAGAATATATAAATCAAAGGATCGTATTAATAATAATTGTAATACCTATTACTTAAGAAGTAAAAAATTAGGCAATAATAATTTGTGGCAAGAATTTAAAAAATATGGTTTTGGAATAAACAGAGAAAAATTTATACCTAGAGATTTCTTGATAAACGACATTGTAGTCAGAAAACACTTATTAGCAGGACTTATTGATTCTGATGGATGGAAAGATACCAACGGATGTTATGGAATAATAACTAAATGGTGTCGCCTTAAAAATGATATAATTGAATTAGCTAGATCACTTGGATATAAAGTAAGTGAATCTAATAAAATTTCTAAAAATAATAATTTTGGAGTAAACGGAGAAATTTATTATAAAATACAAATATCAGGCGCACATGATTTACCTATCCTATTAAGTCGTAAAAAATCTACCGACAGAAAACAAAAAAAATCAGTATTATCTAGTGGATTTAAAATTTTACCAAGAGGAAAAGGAGAGTATTTTGGATTTACATTAGACGGAAACAATAGGTATCTCTTAGAAGATTTTACTATAACTCATAATACATATACAGCTACAGCTGTAGCTAGAGAACTCAATATGGACATTATGATAGTATGTCCTAAAGCAGTAAAAGAAAGTTGGAAAAGAGTTATCAAGAACCACTTTAAAATGTGGGGTAAATGTGTGGGTATTACCAACTATGAAGCTCTACGTACAGGTAAGACAGACAATATGTTTGCTTCATATGTAAAACGTAGAGATACCCATCGTAAAGAATTCGTTTGGAAGATTCCAAAAAATACTCTCATTGTTTGGGATGAAGCACAAAAGTTAAAGAATGCCAAAACCAAGAACAGTGAAATGTGTATGGCAGCACTCAAACAAGGTTACAAGATGTTGTTTTGTAGTGCTACCATGGCTACTAATCCACTTGAACTGCGTACTGTAGGACAATGTATTCAACTATTCAAAAATAATAAACAATATTACGAATGGGCATATGCACATGGTGTTACTAGAGGTAGATTCGGACTGGAGTTTCGTGGTAATATAGATGCTTTAAAGAAATTAAGCAATGACATATTTGTTAATAGAGGTGTTCGTCTCAATCGTGACACTATTCCTAACTTCCCAGAAAGTCAAATTATCGCGGAATGTTATGAAATGGAAAAAGAAGATCAAGACAAGATTAATTCAGCATATGAAGAAATGCAACTTGAATTGTTGAAGATTGAAAAACTTTTAAAGAAAGATAAAAAGAGTAACGAACTAACAGCTATATTACGTGCACGACAAACGGTGGAAATGATTAAAGTACCATTGTTTGTTGAAATGGTAGAAGAAGCTCTAGAAAACAACATGAGTGTTGTTGTATTTTTAAATTTCTCAGAGACTATTGAAGCACTTAGTCAACGGTTAAACACTAAGTGTATTGTTAATGGTGAAGCTAAATATGCAAAAGCTCGTCAACAAAACATAGATGATTTTCAGGCAGATAAACAAAGGGTTATATTAATAAATCTCGCCGCCGGTGGTGCTGGTTTAAGTTTACACGATGTTACTGGCAAGTATCCTCGTTTGGCTTTGATTAGTCCATCTTACTCAGCTGTCAATATGAGACAGGCAACGGGTAGAGTTTGGCGTGATAGTGCGAAGAGTAAGAGTATACAGAAGATTGTGTTTGTGTCAGGCACAGTCGAAGAAAAAGTGTGTAATAGTGTAAATCAAAAGTTGGCTAACTTAGATTTACTTAACGATGGAGATATGAATTATGTCTAAACAAAATAACAAATATTTAGTAAAATCGGCAGACTGGTCTATGACAGTTAGTATCAACGAAGAAATATTTGACGATCCACACATAGAAGCGTGTACGCGGTGTATTGAAAATAAAGTAAAAAATCTAAAACAAAACAGTGATTTCAATGTTAATCCAATAATGTTTGTTAAAAGTTTAAAACGTAAAAACTGTAAAGAAAAAATTGTTAACACATATAAAGTATTATTAAATGCTGGATATCATAACAGAGCTGAATTTTTACGTTTAAAATTTTATGAATCCACCGAAGTAGATCTTGCAATGGAACCGTTATCATCATCTAAATTCTAATGAACGACATATTTGATCAACAACAGATTGTAAAAAGGTTAGAGGAACTTGATGCACTCAAAGCAAAAGTAGAACAACTAATATCACTAAATAATTTAGGTCAGGATGTTAAAAAAGAACTTGACGAATTTAAAGAATTACGGTCTAAAGGCATAACTATTCCTCATTTAGAAAAACAATTTGCAGATCAGATATATCCTAAACGACCCAATCTTGGTAGATATAGTAAACCAATTACTCAGTTTGAAATTCAAGAAGTTATTGACAGAGCACCGTCCGCTAAAATGGCAGCTAGACTTTTAGGGGTTAGTTACAATACATTCAAAACACATGCTAAAAAATACGGTATACACGTAACAAAAGGGTGGCCAGCAGTTAAAGGTACAAAAGCTCCGAGAAGTTTAAGCAATCCACATGTAGGAAAATATCCAATAAATGATATTTTAGATGGTAAACATCCCGATTTTCCAATACATAGATTGAAAGATAAGTTGATAAGATCTGGTATAAAAAAGTCAGAGTGTGAACAGTGTGGATTTCACGAAAGAAGAATAGACGGTAAATTGCCATTATTACTCAATTTTGAAGATGGTAATAAACATAATCACAAATTAGAAAATATGAAATTATTTTGTTATAATTGTACTTTCACAAGTGGTAAAGGATATATAAGCAAAGGACCAAAAATTTTTGATCCGGATACTTTGCAGGACAGTAAAAAAATATTAAAACCTAGATTTTAACATGGATCAATACCAACATTTATTATCAAAATACAACGTATTAGTTTCATTTGATATTGCTAAAAAAATAAAACAATCTCAAATATCCAACATACGTAAAAAATTGGAAAAACAAAACATAGATCCTAAGAAAATAGATCGTGAAATTGATAAAGAAATCAAAAATTTAACAGAACGTTATATTAATAAAAATAGTATTCCTGGTATGTGTTCGGATATATCTGATAAAAAACTTATAATACAACCAAAAGTTCAACAAACTATACTAATTATTGCTAATAAAATTGTAGCTACGTGTAAGTTAAATAATTTTACAAAAGAACATGTTATATTTTTAATACAAGCTGTACTACACTTATTAAAAATAACAAACGATGACATGACAAAATTTAAAGAAAAATATAATATTGGTCAAGAATCGGATGATGACTATTTAGATGAAGAGGGTGAAAATGAAGAACCAGGATTTTAATGAAGCTTATGGAAATATTAAATATTAATGATGTTGCAACTTTAGTTAAAGATAAAAATGTTGTATTTATTACCGGCGTTACGGGACAAGATGGTAGTCACATGGTTGATTTTTTATTAAAAAATACAAATTATTTTATAATAGGAGGAGCAAGACGACTAAGTATTAAGAATCACGAAAACATCAAACATTTAGAAAACGAACTTCGTTTCAAATTAATAAATTTTGATTTAAGTGACGCGCATAGTATTTATAAAGTGATTGAAACGATAAAGCCTGACTATTTTATAAATTTAGCTGCTCAAACATTTGTAGGTAGTAGTTGGGATTTTCCATCTCAAACGTGGGAATGTAATACCACAAGTGTAATTCACATCTTGGAAGCGATTCGTCAACATAAACCCACTTGTAGATTTTACAATGCTGGAAGTAGTGAAGAATATGGTAATGTAGCTTATACTCCACAAGACGAAAATCATCCATCAAAACCTCGCAGTCCGTATGGTGCTAGCAAATCAGCTGCTAGACAATTAGTTAAAGTCTATAGAGAATCTTATAATTTATATGCTGTTCAAGGATTATTATTCAACCACGAAGGTACCCGCAGGGGAGAAGAATTTGTTACTCGTAAAATTACCAAGGGTGTAGCTAGAATCAAAAAAGCTATATTAGAAGGTAAATCATTTGAACCTATTGAACTTGGTAACGTAAAAGCAAGAAGAGATTGGAGTGACGCCGAAGACTTTGTTGATGGTATTTGGAAGATGTTGAATCAAGAAAAACCAAATGAATATGTACTATCCAGTAATGAAACACATACTATTGCAGAATTTGTTTGGTATGCTTTTAAAGCAGCAGATATTGATGGTGGGTGGCACGGTGAAGCTGAACTGGCAGAATTTAGTATTACTACACAAGACGCTATAAAATATGATCCCGTTTCATCTGTATTGGTCAAAATCAACCCAAAATTCTACAGACCGGCAGAGGTAGAATTATTGTTGGGTGATAGTACAAAAGCTAGAAACGAACTAAAATGGTCGCCGAAGACTTCGTTTGAACAACTTGTACAAAAGATGGTAATTCACGATTTGAATCAAATCGGATTGTAATTATACAGTATATGAGTGATAGTCTATTATATAATGAAAAGGTAATGGATAGATTTATTAATCCACAAAATGTTGGAGATATTGAAAATCCAGACGCAATTGCGGAGGTTGGGGCAGCAGCTTGTGGCGATGTTCTTCGTATAACACTAAAAATAGATCCAGATACACATAAAGTATTAGACGCAAAGGCGAAAATATTTGGATGTGGTACAGCTATTTCCGCTGCCGATATGGCTATGAGTTTAATTAAAGGAAGAACGGTTGAAGAATTAAAAAATTTTTCAAACGATGAAGTATTAGATGCACTTGGCGGTGCAGAAAATTGGAAAACAAATATGCCACAAAAAATTCATTGTAGTGTTTTAGCTGAATCTGCAATTGAAGAAGCTTTAAAAGATTATATGAAAAAACACAATATTCTATAGAGATAAAAGAATATCTTGAAAATTTAGGATACCGTGTTACAATACTATGGGAAACCGATTTAAAAAATCAAAAAAGAAAAGGAATATAAGTTATGTTTAACAACAAAATACAAGGAATGAATCAATCTCCAAATGTTAATTTTGGATTGAAAGATACACAACCAGTACAATGTACAGATTGTAAAGGCGAAGTATTTCAAAACGGAGTTATATTTAGAAAAGTAAGTAAAATTCTGGCCGGTACAGATAAAGACGCATTGGTACCAATTACAATACCATATTGTGTAAACTGTATGGCGCCGTTGGAGGAACTATTGCCATCCGAATTAAAACAACCAAAGTTTAGTTTAGAAAAATAAAAAAACAACCCCCTCTGATCAGAGGGGGGTTTTGTTATCCAAATAACATAGTTTTAGGAGTAATCTTTTCTTCTCTAACGCCCATACGTCCTTTAAGCATTCTTAAAGCAGATTTCGGATTCATCGTACCGAAGTTAAATCCGACAATACCGTACTTGGTACAAAACTCTTCTAATTCTTGAATATCTTTAGGATCGTATTCTTGAGTTGGAGTATTAATATATCCTGTTTCATCCTGTATATTTGACTGTTTACGTCTCAACATAGCTTGATACGGATCAAAACCATTACTAGCAGGCGCAGGCGCACTCTGTTGACGCATTACCATCATAGCTTGTAAGTTACCCGCGTTTATTGTTGGCCATTCCTCCATAATTAAAAGTAATAATTAAACCCAAAGTATTCGTTTTTATTTTTAGCATATTGAACAAACGCTAAAGCATTTGTCTTCATACGACGTTGAATTTGTTCTGGTCCACTACGGGCATTTTGGTGATTTAAATATTCTTTAGCGGCTGCATTCCAATCGCCGTTATTCATTAATCTAATTGTTTTTGGACCCATATCCCCACGATAAAATGCGTTAATAATTGCGTTTTTAACATATTGTGGAAATGATGAAAAATTACTGATTTTTTTACTTGCTAACTTTTCTTTTACTTTTACATCTACATTAAATAATTTTTCAATTTGATCGTCTGTAAGTTTTTGTTTGCCTTTTAAAATTAAATCATAATTTACATCATTACCAAATAATGTATTGAACAAGTCACGATCTTGTTGTGTATTTGTCAAATAATGTCCAATGCCAATCGTAGGCTTCTTTTCAGTATCCAAATACATGGTATTACGTTTACCTTCCCACTGACCAATATAGTCGCTAGTTTTTTTATTCAACAATGATGATTCGGATGATTTGAGTTTTGAAGATTGTTGTGTTATAGCCGGTTTAACAGATTGTTTAGCTGTCAATGTTGGACTTCCACTTAAAGCACCCAATCCTATTGCCCCTGCCGCAACCCAATCTTTCCAACCTTCTTCAAGTTTTTTAGAGTTCAAAATTTGTTCGGCTAATTCTAATTGTTCAGCAAAACTAAATTGAAAATCTTTTATTAACTTTCCTTTACCGGTGGCTACTAATCTTATTTCTTTATTTACTACAAAATCTTCTATGGCTTGTTTAACACTTCTGTTTATTTTAGACATTGAAAAATCATAATTGGGTAAATTTGAAAGTGTTAAAAATCCAGAACCTATGTCATATATAACACGTACATATCCTTTTGCAACTGCGTTTTCGTAAGTATCAACTAACGTGGTCCCCATTAACGGTCTGTCATTATTTTTAATCCAATCTTCATGACTATTACCCGCGTCAACAATTTTACCTTGTGGAGTAACCCAGTACTTTTTAACATCATAACTTTCATCCAACTCATCCGTAACAACATCTGACTTTTCTAGTTTTACTTTGAGTGGATGTAAATGTTTTGTATCGCCGTTAATCGGGTGATCCTTTTTTCCAAATCCTGTAGACATATTATCCATCCATTGACCATGTGTTATCTTATTTGTTTTTTCATCAATAACTCCGTCGAGAGACGTATCTTGCCAAATTTTTGCATCAATTCTACCTTTATTGTGTAGTTTTAATAAATCGCTGTGTGTAAACGAATAATCCATCAAAGATTCTAATTTTTTACGTATATTTGGATATTTGTTCCCAATACCAATCAAAATTGTTTGTACAGAACTTTTTGTTACTATATCTTTAACAGGTATTTTAGATTTGCCAATATTTTTAGTATTTTCAAGTTTGACAATCATTTTTAAAGCATATTTTTTATAGTTTTCATACGCTCTATGATCGTCTGTGTAAGTGTTGTTTTCTATCATACGTCTCAATTGTTGTAATTTTTTAGCATAAGTTGGTGGTAAATCCATTATTCTTTGATGTGCAGTTTGCACAAAATCTTTTTCTTTCTTTGACAGTTTAGTCTTATTAACAAAAAATTTTGGTACAAAATTACTAAATAATTTAAACTCACTTTGTGGTCCCGTACCTAATAAACCCATTTGAATATAAGTTCTACCTTTTGGAAATTTAGTCAAATATTGAATTAAGAGATCATATTGATCTTGTGTGATATAAGAATTCCATATAGCAACAAAGTAATAATTTACATCTTCAATATTAACCAACCACGATCTACCACTCAAACACGTTTTTCTTAAAAAAATTAAGTCATTTTGATCGGAATACTTTTCGTTTCTAATATTTTTAAGTTGTTCGTTACGATTATAAATAGTTTCTTTATGATCGGATCCCAGTGGTCCTTTTAATATAAGTTTATTTGATTCATCTGAATATATTATAAATCCATAACCATTTTCTTCAACCGCTTTAAAAATAGTAACATATTCGTCTGTACCTGGTTCATACAATCCCAAACTAAATCCCCGTGCAGACGGTGGAGAGCTTAGTAAATCACCAGGCCCCCCCACCAAATAATCTTTATTATTTATATTTAAAGTATACGTGTTCAAATTATATATTACAAACTTTCTTTTAGTTTACGAAGTGTGGTAGCTAATCTAGCTCGTTGTCCTAACTTTCCGCTTTTTTTAGCAGCACTTTTTAATTTTCCACTTGGTATTTTTTCACCGGACGGCACACCTAACTGCTTATGAAGCGCTCCTGGCTTTTTGATCGCTTTTTGAATCCATTTCTTTTTAGCTTCATCCATAGATTCAGATTCTTCGTCCGTTACATCGTCAACGGAACTTTCTTCATCGCCTTGTATAGGTAATTGATCACTGTTCATGTTGGCGGCGACGGGTTGTTCGTCGTCCTCAGAAGGCACAACAGCATTGTCATCTTCTGGACCCGCTGGAGTTTCATCTTGTACCGGCTGTAATTGTGTCATGAGTAAGTCATGCAGTTTTTGAGCCAATTCACGATCTAGAGTAATACTGACTGTTTCTTCAGCATTAACATCTGTTTCGTCTTCAACTTCTTTGATAATTTTTTTGATTGCTTCTTTTAGTCTTTGTTTGTTCATAAGTTTTTGATTGTTTTCTGCAAATCCGACAAAATCATATCCACTTCCACCGCCTGTACCTTGACCCTCAGGTGACACTTGTGATGGAAAAGGCGCTTCAGCCGCTTTAATTGGGCTTGATGAATAATCTTCACTCATTCTCCATCCGCCGCCTTTACTTTTATACCATTTAGCTGCAAAAGCATTGGCATAAGCACTAGGATAAACATCAAATTTGGATCTGGCTGCTGATTTGGCTCTAGCCCAAAGTGCTGGATTGGTTGGTTTTGGTTTTTTCTTTTTCTTAGCTTCTTCCAATTCTATATCAATTGTTTTATTTATAATTGGTTCGCTATTTCTACCATCCACTTTACCATTTGAAGTATTTCCAATTTTACCGTGCATATTTCCTTTCTTTAAACCTCCACGACCGGTTCTAGCCTCATCATTAAAACTTTGATTTGGATCTCCGAATCCAGAACTAGTACTTGGTTTAAATTCACTTGCTAAACCAGCAGCTACTAATTTAGTATAATAAGCAGGATCTTCAGTTAAATGATCCATCGCGATAGATTGCGCAATTTCAGGATCGTTTGTATGTTCCATCTCAACTTGAACCCCTATACTTAGTTGATTTGGATCAACTTGATTGGTTGGAGTATTATCCCCCACTCCACCTGGCAATTTTTTGTTTAAATTATCAATCATTTTTTAATCCTTGCTGAAATTTGTCAAAACTCTTACCACTACTTGCACTAGGATCAATCATCCACCTACGACCTCTCATAGGTTCACTACCTAGACTCGGATCATGAAATCTACCGTCACCTATATAATGCCAGTTTTTGTGAAGTGGTTCTGGTTTACGATATTTAGGAGGACCGTCTTTAGCAAAATTTCTCATAATTAACTCCAATTTCTACGTTGTTGTTTCTTTTCGTGTAAATCCCTCATTATTTCAGCAATAGCTTTTTCTTGTGGAGTACGATAATCCTCTTGTTTTGTTGGTTCATCATCTTTAATATCCAACATATGAAGTTTACTATAATATTGACGGTCTTTTTTTAGATTGTTCACGACATTTTGTTTAGCCACTTGTTTATCTTTAAGTACTAACTTTTTCATTTCATAGTCAATACCAGCAATTATTTCATCGGGAGTAACTTTATATTTGATTTGTTCTACATCTTTAACATAATCTTGAGGATTTTGACCTGTATATGGACCAAATGGAGCTATTTTTGACATGGAATCTTTAGCTCCAGCGGTAATTTTGCTTTTATCAATCAATGTACCAAAATGATTGGGATCTTGTGCAACGTCTGGACTGGTAAATGTTGAAACATCAGAAGCTCCAGAAACAGCTCCTCCTTGTGCATAAGGTGTACCAAGCATCATACGATCACCCAGTTCATTTTCTTGTAATTTTGACATATACTTATAAATATAATAGAATGACAATACTATATAAAATATGTTTATACGACTATAGATTAAAAAAACACGGAGATTGTTCTATAGCAAATTCCACTTCCGAATTAGTTTTTACATGTTTAACTTCTTTATTAAGACAAATGACATCTGAAGATGAAATAGTTTTCTTTTGTGACGGAGAAGATTGTATCAATCAATTAGAAAAATTATGTAAAAACTATAAGGTGAATTATAAGTACAAAACGTTCAATTATAAAAGTGCATCTAAGATTAATTATGAAACTACAATGTATATAAATTCAAATGAAATACAAGATCAAATTTATATATGTGAAGATGATTATTTACATTTTGATAATTCTTTAATTAAAATTAAAGAATTTTTAAATAAGTATCCGAATTATTTTTGTCACCCTATAGATTATCCAAACCTATACGAGGATGACGTAAGATTTGTATACGACTCCCAGATAATATTGTCAGATACCCATCATTGGAGATCCATAAAAAATACAACATATACATTGGCGTTCACTAAGTCGTTGTATAAAGAACACAATAGAACTTTTAGTATAATTAAAGATTATGTATACGACGAACATGGTATTAATTTGTTATACGTATTCAACAAATGTTTTAGTCCAATACCTTCACTAACGAGTCATATTACAAAAGGATGTATTCCATACATTACGGATACGAAAAAAGTCTATGATATAAATTATAATAAATTAATAGATCTTAAAATTTAAACTTTTTTATTATATTTACACAAGACTCTCCTTTACATTTAATTTTATTATATAAATTCATATCTATATATTTTGAATCAACCCACCAGTCTTCAAAATATTGATTCGATCTCAAAGGGACACATGTAACATTCTCACATAACAAATCATAACCCATGTTAAACAACAAACGGTTTTGTTCAGATTTAAGTAAATCGTCGTATCTATAACTATCATGTTCAATTGTTATGACTTTATATCTGTTAGTGGCTAATAATATTTTTTTTAAACATTCGGTGCTATAATAATCTATATCTATGGATAAATAATCTATTACACAGGGGACATTATTTTTTTCAAACAATTCCGGATAATTTATTTTTAACGCGTCCGTTTGGTAAAATTTACAACGCCTTGAAGTGTAATCATATTTTTCTAAATCAATACATATGCCATCCCATCCAATAGTTTCGAGAAAATAAGAATTATTAAAATTAATAGGGTCATTGGAGCCTATATCAACAAATGTACCAATTGATTGTTTATTTAAAATGTTATAAACAAATTCATCCTGATTTGCTTGCGAGTAAAAATTAAACATATAAATTTTTTAATAAAAAGCATTTTTTAAATACGTCACACGACTGCCATTCAAAAATATATTCTCCATCAACGTTGTATGGATTACTTGTTAAATCTACAACCGTGTATTCACTATCAAGTACATCTACATTATAATTTTTATTGTGATAAACCTCGTTTACATAATCGTTAATTAATAAACAATATTTATAATTTTTTATATTTTTTAAAAAAGACATAACGCTTTGATTTGACCAATGTTGTAATACATCTTTACATAATATAAGATCATACTGAGTATTATATATAAAATCGTGAATTTTAACATGATTAAATTTTATATTTTTATCGGCGAATTTTGAATTGTTATTATTAATAAGATCTTCAATTAAATCAATACCTAAATAATCAATGTTTTTAAGATCAATATGTTTCATTAAATTAAAATCTCCACATCCGACATCTAATATTGTTCTGATGTTTTTTTCTTTCAAGAATCCATTCAGAAAATTTAAATATGGCGTCGCACACTTTAAAGTTGATCCGTCGCCGCTTATACTTTCTTGATTTTTCCACAAGTTTTCGTTATATATTGTTTTAAAATAATCCATCGGTGTTGGATAAATAAATCGTTTAGGAATATTATCGGAAATTATATTAGGAATTTCTATTATATTTTTTTCACTTATTAAATTTTTAGAATCTAAAATAAATTTATAATTTTTATTATTATTACATTCTCCGTGTGAAAACGAATTTAATTTATTATGTAAATTATAACAATAACTTAAATGATAGCCAGCATTATTTATGGATATATGATCATCACATATATGATTTAATTTTCTAATATTAAAATGAGTATCAATTATATCTTTATATTTTTTATAAATTTTATATGGATAACAACAGTTAGCGTATGTTATATATTCAATTGGAATTCTAGTCGTGTTTGCATAAAATACACAATTAATTAAATTAAAATAATTTATTTTATCAAAATTTATTTTATCGAGTACTTTATCTAAAAAAACAATTTCATCCACATCTGAAAAAAAAATCAAATCGTCGTCGTTGAATGCAATTGTTTTCAAAAATCCTTCTCTTTGATTTTTTTCACGTATCCAATTATTTTTATAAGGTATATACGCCGATATCAAATTTTTTAAATCTATATCTTCGTCACTATCTGAATTTTCCATTCTAAAATAAATTATTTTATCTTCATATTTTTTAAATAATTTTCTATTTTCTGAAAAATAATATGGCTTGTCCATTCCGGAAAATGTTTTATTTGATTCAATTATTATAAATTTATCTACGTTTTGATAATTAATTACAAATTGTAATTGTAACATTTCCAGTTCATCATTAATCATGATTGAATAATATATCATAATAATATATATTAATACATAAGTGACATTTAATATTTTAACATATAACAACGGAGTAGGTATAGTTACAGATGCTATACTGTTAAAAAAATTGATTCATGATAATATTTCAACTAATGTAAAGGTTAAATTTGTAGGAGAAGACAATTTAGAAATTTCGGACATTGGTATATGGATTCAAAATTATGACATAAATTTGTTAAATTTATATAAAAAAAACGTGTTCTTTATTAATGAAGAATGGGCGGGAGTAAATGAATTATCAAATTTACATTTATTTGATTATGTAATCTGTAAATCTAATTACGCTAAAAAGTTGTTATCATCGTATCATAATGTAATATTCATCCCATTTATATCAATTGATTATTATGATCCATCTATAGTAAGAAAACGTTTTAATTTACATTTTGCAGGTAGATCAATACAAAAAAACACAGAGTTAGTATTATCAATGACAAATAATTTGACTCTCATAGATCCGTACAATCGATACAAAGTAAATGAAGATGTGAATCATATTAATACATATCAATCTAAAGAACAGATTATACAGTTACTAAATTCTCATAATATACACATATGTTGTAGTTTATACGAAAGTTGGGGTCATTATTTATTTGAAGGACTTTCTACAGGAGCTGAAATAATATGTAGCGATATACCTGTGTTTAAAGAACAATTAGATACTGATCTTGTACATTTTATTCCAACTGTAGAAAATATTAATATTAACTATCAATATAACTCGGATAATATAAATAAAAAATTTCCATTACGAAAAAGTTTTTATGTAAATATGCACATGTACACGGATGTTATAAAATATTTAAAACCAAAAGGTACATCAACAAAACGAAGACTTTTATTCAAACACATATTAGACAAAAATTCAAAACAATTAATTGATTTTTTAAAAAATATATGATTAAAATTTTGCCAGAAAAATATTCAGGAGGATTGGGAAATAAAATGTTTATTTATGGTGCCGCGCAAATATTATCTAAAAATCACGGATTGATGGTAACTCCTAAATTGTTGGAATATCCGTGTAATTATAATAAAAATTTTAATATTACAAAATTTGAATCTGATATTATTGTTAATAACAACAATTTTTTAGAAATAACAAACTTGAAAAAAATAAAATCAAATTTATTATTAGATGGATATTTTCAAACCGCAGAAATAGTATACAAATATAAAAATGATTTTAAAGCTTTATTTGAAATTGATCAAGAACCGATTGAAGGTACAATCATTCACTATAGATTGGGAGATCTTTTAAGTTTATATAACGGAGAGGCTGTTACAAAATTGTGTTATTTTGAAAAATGTATACAATATATCAATAAAAAAGAAAATATTTATATAACGACTGACAGTCCATCTCACGAAAGTATTAATTATTTAATTAAAAAATATAATATTAAATTGATTGATATAAAAAGATCGGATACTATTAAGTTTGCTTCTAGATTTACCAATAAAATTCTTAGTATGGGCACATTTAGTTGGTGGATCGGACTATTAGGAATACAAAAATCTAATGTATACTGTCCTATACCACACGAATATATTGACTGGATGGGCAATATTTATGTTTTAAATAATTGGAACTATGTAAGTTATAAATAAATTATGTATTTAAAGAAGATTTAATCTTAGACGATGAAATGTGTTTAGTTCTTTCTATAAGATGTAATCTGCAATCGTCCACTTTGTAATACTTATTTATGTATTCAAAATTCTCTCTACCAGCAACAACATAGTCAGCGTTTAGTTTATTAAGAAGATCGTCGGTTACGATTAAATCAGCATTTTCGTATACAGAATCTACATACTTACAAGATTTAATTATTTCAATCCGTTCCGAGTATGGAATAATAGGCTTACTTTTATAAGTCATTACATCGTCGTCGTTATGTACGCCTACTATCAATTTGTGAAAACTATCTTTAATTTTTTTAAATAAATTTAGATGTCCTATATGAAACATATCAAATACGCCGTACGTATAAACAGTATACTCAGACTTTGCTTCAATCATATTTTTATCAGGACTAAAGTTTGGTTTTTCTTGCATAAAATCTTCACCATATCTAAATTGTAAGTACTTATGTAGATGTCTTGGACATTTAAATTTTAAACCCTCCAATTCTATAGATTCTAATTCATCATAAAAATATTTTGGTGTATATATATTCTGCCACGTACAACTCTTAACGATTTTTGAGTCCACATACCAAAAATATATGTCAATATGTACCATTGTAAATTCATTATTGTTTTTAGGATATATGCAAATATATTGGTTTGGAGAGTGATGCATAATATAATACTCGGAAGATAACGATTCACATAAAAATTCACTATCAATTTCATTTAGTAAAATGCTGATGTCTAAATCATTATCGTGTTTTATAACTTTATTTTTTCTATACGCGCCTAATAAAGTTCCATAATCTATCCAATATTTTATTTTTAAATTTTCTAAAATATTTGTTACCTTTTTAAGTTCAATTATATCATGATACCTATCACTCTTACCTATTATAACTTGAGTTTCTTTAATTTTCGATGCGATGTTATAATCCGATCCAATTATATACTTTTGTTCTTGATGTGTTTTAAATTTACTCATTTGGTTTAAACAATTTATACGATGTTACAACGTTTTCAAGTATAGATACACTTGCAAAATCATGCAGATTCCACAGATCTTCTGAATAGTTTAATCCCGTTTTTCCAATTTGATTAGTTCTAGATACTAACGGAGAAATCACTTTACAAGGTTCGGATTGATTGTCAATCGTAGCGTCAAATGTTATATCCATTCTCCATTGTTTAAACATATGTCTTTCCCAAAATAATTTTGATATACCAGTACCCCAACAAGAAACATATTTGTTGCCTGTCAATGATAACAAAACAGAACTATCTTTATTTTGATATATTATGTCATTCTTATTAAAAAGTTCGTGTTTATTCAAAGTACATAATAATGAATCATTCAATAAATTATTTTGTAAACAGTATGTAGATAAATCATATAGATCTGGAGAACAAATTATATCATCTTCCAATAAAAAAACATAATCTAATTGTAAATCATTAAAACAATAGTTGAATGATACAAAATGATTCAAAGCTGGCTTAAATCTATAATAATTTTTGAATATAGTTTTATTCCAATGATTTGGAATCATCGCAACCATATTTTCAGAGTCGGGTTCTACAAAAAATAAAAAATGAATTTTATCTAAATTATTTAACTTATTAACATGTTGTATGTACTGTGTAAAATATTCCAGTCGTTCATTTGAAGTATAACACAAAGGTGTAATAATATGCATAAAATTTATTTTTTAATAAATAATCCATCACCCCAATTTTCACCTGACATATCTAATTCAACCAGTTCAAATCCAAATATTTTTAAAAAATCCATTACTTCATTCAATTTAGCACACCCAGCGTATAATTCATCAATGTTCACTTCACTTATTATATAATCAATACTTTTTAAAACGTTAACCGAACCTTTAAATACTTCCAATTCATACCCCTGTACATCTATATTAATCATATTAAAATTGTTTTTATCAAAGGTTATATCGTCTAATTTTTTAATCTCTACTATTTCACGATTATTAAATCTGATAAATGGATATTGTGTTATGTGTAATTTAGGCTCTAAAATAGAAGACGACATTCCATAATTATCCGTTTCAACAAACATTTCTATAAAATCCGATTTATTGCCTAATGCTATATTATGTATTATACATTCATTGCCTACTGATGATTTTAATACATTAAAATTATTTTTTATAGGTTCAAAAAACATTAAATTTTTTATATTATGTGACTTATACAATTTGTATTCCTGACCGTGGTGCGCACCTATATGTAATATTCCTTTTATTTTTAAATTATATTTACTAATAATAGTATTAAAATCTAAAATCATAGTAATATAAAAGGTTCGTTTTTAATCTTATCCACAAACAATTGTTTATCAATTTTAATATTGACAGCGCTACAATCGTTTAATCCACTATAAATATTGAGATTTTTATCATCAACGACTACATTCATAGGAAATATAACTTCGTATTTTACGACCTCACATAGTTTGGTTTTCCTCCAGCTCCACAAATCATTTAATAATGTGACATCGTTATATTCTCTATTAGCCTCAAATAAGGGTTTGTATGTATATCCTAACGGAGACAAATCATAATTTAACCGCAACAATCCAACGAAATATTTAAAATGTAGACGACTAAACCATACATAACTATGAAACAATAAATACTTAATATCATCTACTTCAAAGACATTTGTACTTAAACCAGGATTACCGTATTTTTCAATCCACGGTTGTAAATTAATTTCTTTTTTATATATAATATTTTCATTATCATCCATAATTGTATATGGATTTACATGATATATTATTTTATTACCATAAAATTGCCAATGTTTTTCAAAATGAGCATTTTGTGTTTTAAAATTAGTAAACTCTTTTGTAGTTAAATTGTACTTTTTGTACTCAACGTTTATTATTTTCTCAATATCATTTTTATCTCGTTTACAACAACACACACTTATCTCATTCTCATTTATAAATCTAGCATCTTCATAACTCCATAGATAACTGTCATCAACTGTATGTTGTAATAAAACGCTATCTAGATCATCTACTATATCACTTACCAGTAGTTTTCCTTCAAATTTAGACTCTCGTCTGTATATGGTTCTGCCATTAAAATGAGATGGATTAAAATAATTGTTAATCCCATTAAATTTTTTAAGTAATTCAATTTCTAAAATTTTTAAGTCAAAAATCATATACACATGTTATATGTTCTTCTGGATCTCCTTCTACCGAATAATTAATATCATTTATATTTGATGGATAATAACCATTATTCTCTAATATTTGCCACGTATTTTTGTATACACCATTTATACTATCATCGTTAAATCTACGACCAGATACGATTAATCGGTTTGTCATTAATTTTATATCGGATAAATATGCATTAATATCTTTTTCAAGTATATGTTGAAAAACAAGCGTTGCGTATATACAATCATATTTTCTCATTTTTATATATTCCCATTCGGAGGAAAGTTCGATATTCGTATAATCATGAATAGATTTACTAAATTTTATTTTTGAATACTCCTCCGATTTATTTATCATATTAGGATTATCATATCCATAAATTTTCCAATTTGGAAAATTTTGAGAAAATTCAAATATATTTCTTCCTATTCCAAATCCAAAATCTAAAATAGACAACGATTTGTTTTTCTCCCCTATTAACGGTATCAACCACATATCTGATTTTATAGTATCGGTTGTTCCATTAGTTAATACTAAATCAATGACTTTTTCTAAGTCAAAACTTGATATTTCCGACCATCCATTAAAAGTATTTTTCATATAATTCCATATTTTATAAAACCATCAAAGTGATACATTAAAGTTTTAGATGTATATATTCCTATTTCGTCTAACATGTTATACATTTCCCAATTTTTTCTAGAGTTAATCATTAAATTTTTAGAAAAATCCATATTATTTAAACAAAAATCAATTTTTTCTTCCAAATCAGAAAGATCAATTTTTATCTCCAAAAAAGTACTTTCATTTTTTCCAACGCCATAAATTTCAATTTCGTTATCAAAATTATTTGTTATAGAAATACATCCAGCAGCTTGTGATTCATGAAGTCTATTTGTAGGAAAACTATTACCTTTTACAGCAACACAAAACATACTTTCAACCATCATATTACAATATTCTTCTGGAGAATAATATTTGTCAGTATTACTTTTTAATTCATTCTCTACAACGGTATTAAAAAAAGTTCTATAACTTGGATCACAATTAAAAAATTTTAAATATGAATCGTATTTTTTATTATTATATATTTTTTTAATTAAATTATATCTAAAATATTTTTCTGATTCACTAAAATTAGTAAGTTTGGAAGGATTGCCTGTTAAACTTCCTGTAAAATAAATCCTTGATTTTTTATTATTTATATCTATTGTTTTATTCTTAAATATCTGACTATTAGATATATAAGATGTAGTCAAAAAAAGTTTATCGTGAATTTGTTTATTATAACGATCTCTATCAATATATAAAGCATTATTAATAAACATTAATGTTTTATCAATTGTATATTGTTCTACATTTTGTAAATAAAATTCTTGGCCATCTTCATAATTAATACAAACAAGCTTATTTTTGAAAGACTTTGCATATTCATTTATTTTTGACATTCCTGGTTCCCAGGACGTATTATCATAAAAAATAATTTCAAATTGATTTATATCGTTTTTATTCCAAATGTGGTAACTATAGTAGTTATATAAATTATTAAATATCCAAATTGAGTTATTATCCAATTCATAAAAATATATGTCATAGTCTAGTTTATAATGTAAAAATTTTAAAATATCTATAGCTCTCGTTGTCAAGAGCTGACAATCAAAATAAAATAACACTTTTTTCATAATTGTATACCATTATAAACACAACAACTTTTATTACATGGATAATGTGGACTTTCTACATCTAAATTATATTTTTCACAAAAATCTAACATATAATTAAAAGTTATATCTGAATTACTTGGGCCAGATTGATCGGCGTCCCTAAACGAAGAAAATAGCTTTTTAACATCTTCTATAAAGATTTCATCTTTTTCAATTTTTATTTTTTTAACAAAATCATTTGATGTATATACATTTGTTTTCTTTTGAAATTCTCTCAACATGATATATTTTTTTCTATCAATACACTCTCGTAATGTTTGTAAATTTGCACAGTTAACGTGAGAAAATGGATTTAGAAATCCCGAGAATACAATTGATTGGTGATATTGCAAATGAGATTTCATATGAAATACGATGTTTGAATTATACATCTGTTTCTCATTTTTTAATATAAATGTTTCGTGTGATCCGAAATTAGAAGACACACACATGTTTTTTTGTTTTTTTATTAATCTAGAAGGCATGAAATAATGACCGCCGTGGTTTTGTGCAAATTCTTCATGTGTTTTCGGAATGTTTGGATGAATCGGACACATTACGCCTTCTGTATGTTCACACCAAATAAACCGTACTACATTAAAATTTTCTTTTTCTGCGAGATTTAATACATTGTCAAAATCATTTAGTAATTCAGGAGAAGGTCTTTCATCCGCATCCAGCCACAATACCCATTCATTTTCAGGTACGTCATCTACCATCGCTCGTCTACACGATTCAATTTCTAAAAATTTATTAAGTTGCCTTACAACAACTTTTCCAGTCACGGCATTTGTTAATTTTTCATAAAACTCTGCTGGGCCGGAATTAAGTATAGTGATAGAATCAAAATATTTTTCACATACATTAACTGTATTTATAACAATATCAAATCTATCGTCACATCCATATAAAATTCTCAAGTGTTTTTTCATAATTATTTTGCTAAATGTGAATATAATTTATGTACGTATATATCATCAACTCCTAGTTCATTTACTTTATCGTACAAATAAAAATTCATTAAATCATTAATTTCAGATCTGTACGATTCGTTGAAATTATGTTCTATACTTATGGATAAAATTCTACGTTTCCACGCCCGCGAATCCTTAATATATTCGTCTTCAAAAAAATTTTTTAAAATTTCAAGTTCACTTCCCTCTGTATCTATTGATAGATAATGAATCATAGTTGACGATTGTAATTTATTTAATACGTTGTACAATGTGTCACACTTTTTATCTATAATAGAGTAGTCTTTAAAATGATCATCCGGTTTATTAATTGACGAAAAATATTCATTAAAGTAACCGGTATTTTTTATATCAAAATATTTTTGAGTACCTGTATGGTTATATACCAACGTATCATCACATTTACAGTTTCTATTTTGCAATAGAGTTGGAAAACTTATACTGGACGGTTCTAAACAAATACCATCCCATTTAAATTGTTTTTCCAAAATATAACTGTTTGATATTGTTATCCCATCGCCAGCACCTATATCTACAAAATATCCATAATCCATTCTATCAAACAATTTTTCAATAATATATTGATCTTGTCCATATTGAGATTTGTATTCTATATTCATATTGTATTACTCCGATTAATATACCAATTATAAGTATTTTTTAATCCATCCTTCAAATTAACTTTAGGTTTCCATCCCATATTAAATATTTTACTAGAATCCAACAATCGTTTCGGAGTGCCGTTTGGCTTTGTAACATCCCATATGATTTTTCCATCATAATCAACAATATCTTTAATTATTTCAACAATTTCTTTGATTGTATAATCATCTCCATAACCAACATTGATTATTTCATCGGAGTTATAATTGTTAATTAAAAACAATGAAGCGTCTGCTATATCATCGGCATTCATGAACTCTCTTCTAACACTACCATCTCCCCAACAAACTACCTCATCCAATTTATTAATCTTGGCTTCATGAAATCTACGAATCAAAGCAGGTAATACATGTGAATTGGTTGGGTGGAAGTTATCATTAACTCCATATAAATTACAAGGCATAGTAGAAATATAGTCTACACCATATTGTTTTCTATAAGACTGACACATTTTAATACCAGCAATCTTTGCAATTGCATATGCATCGTTAGTAGGTTCAAGCATTCCGGTCAATAAAGAACTTTCTTTAACGGGCACATCCGCATATTTTGGATATATACACACGCTGCCCATAAATAAAAGTTTCTTAACATTATTCTCAAATGAAGATTTAATTATATTGGTTTGAATTTGAATATTATCTACAATAAAATCGGCTGGATATGTATTGTTAGCATGAATACCACCTACCTTAGCAGCTGCTAAAAATACGTATTCAGGTTTTTCTCGTTTAAAGAAATTTGATACATCAACTTGATTAGTTAAATCTAATTCCTTACGAGTTTTATAAACTAAATTAGTATATCCTTCTTTTTGTAAAAGTCTTAAAATAGCACTTCCAACTAAGCCTTTGTGTCCAGCAATGTAAATTTTATCAGATTTATTCATATTAAAATATTAATCTCGTGCGTAAATTAAATTTGTTTTCCATTTTCATCTAATTGATTAAAATTAATTTTCATAACAATATTTCATCAGTTCATATGTATGTTCCAAATTTGGATATGCCCACTGTTGGTCACTAGAATAATTAGTACTAAACGACTCCATTCCATTTACTTTATCTAATTTATATTCAACCAACCCAACATAATCCGTTCCTAAATAATCAATTTGACCACCATATCCAGTTGTTATGATTGGTTTACCTAAATTATATGCGTCAAAAATTGTTAACCCAAAACCTTCTCCTTTATTAAGGCTTATATAACAGTCTCCAAAACTATGTAACGCAAGTATTTCTCTATTAGAGATATTATCTAATATAAGAAATATTTTGGTACCTAACTTATTTGTTAAAGACTTTACTTTTTCAATACAATAATTTTTATTTTTATATTCTTTGTAATGAATTTTTAACACTAACTGTGTATCTTCGTATTTATCATTAAAAATGTCAAAAACGGTTATAAGATCTTCAATTCCTTTTCTAAAATTAAATTCGCCTATACTATAAAATGTAAACTTATCTTTTGGTATTATTACATCATTATAATCTTTTATAACAATACCATCTTTGTTAATTAACTTTTTATGGTGCCATATATGTGGCACAACAGTTATGTTAGATTTAACACCTGAATTAATAAAACATTCTTTATTAAAGACGGAGGGCACCATGACTTCAGGTACCAAATTAATACAATCAACCCACTTTTCAGGTAGTTTATTTGTTTCCCACGTACAATATCCAGAAATATAAGGTATTTTTTTATTTTCATTGAGAAATCCTTCCCATATATCAGGAGTAGAGTGTATTATTGCTTTATTAAAATTAAAGCTATATGATTGAATTGCCGACTCCGCTAATGCATCTACGTAATACGTCTTATCATTGGTACTATCATCAAAATTAAGAGGAACCCATTTTATTGGAATTCCTCTTAATACGTAATCTGCTATATAACCTTTAGCAGCACAAGCATAACCACTAGTACCGGTTTGACCTATGTATTTGATTGCATCGTCTTCTGTTATATCAAATGATTTTTTTACTTCTTGTTTACTAACTTGATCTGGACGAATTATACGAGATCGTGAAACAACAAGCGGATTTTCAGTTGTTATAACATTTTTAATCATTTAGTAATAGTTTTAATTAATTTAGCAATACATGCCATAAACGTAATTTCTTTGTCTACAACCATGTTGCTTTGATACATATATTCTGCTACTTCAATTATCACAGATATTTCTTTACCTGTAGCAAATTCTCCACATTTATTATATAACTCACTATATAATTCATCAAATGATTTTGTTCCAGAATCCGCGATTAACTGACGAATTTCGTTAAAAACTTTACCATTAGTCTTTGAATTCTTCAATAGTTCAATCAACTTATTTTTAAGATCAAAACTAGCACTTTGTGTTTTAACTAACTTTAAAGATCCGTTGGTAGAACTCTGTTGAAGAAAGTTAACAATTTTGCGAATATCAGGATAAAAATTATCAACGACGATCTTCAAATCGGATAGTTCATACTTAACCGTTTCCTCATCCAAAATATTCTTAGCATAAAGTGCTACATCTTTTTTGGCAGGAGGTTCAATCTGAAATACCTGACACCGACTAATAAGTGGAGAAATAATCTTCTCTATGTAATTACAAGTAAGAATGAATCGTGTAGTTTTACTATACGTCTCCATTAGATTGCGAAGTGAAGCTTGTGAAGCAGCAGACATATAGTCCGATTCGTCCAAAATGACAATCTTAAGATCGTAAAACCCCATTGAAGAAGCAAACGGTCTGATCTTGTCACGAACGAAGTCTACGCCGGTATTATCTGATGCGTTTACATACATCACATCACATGGAATATTTTTCGTTAGAATTTTAGCAAGAGTAGTCTTGCCAGTACCAGCATTTCCATGAAACAACAAGTGAGGAATGTCCTTTTTAGAAATAAAATCCTTCAAGATACTTCTCAATTGATCACTACAAATGTAATTTTCTACAGTATCAGGACGATATCGTTCGGCCCATAAACTGTGTTGTTCTATATTTACAGACTTTTCTTCAACAAAGAAATTCATAATTAATCTACACTCTTGATTTCAATTAGATAATAATTGCTATTGAACAAATCATTATTGAACTCTACATGCATAATACCCTGGTCGCTAATCTTAAGTACTGCATTTTCACAATCACTGTTACTAGTGAGAATTTCTTTAAGATACTTCGCGCTAAAGTGAATAGTCTTAACAAGACCATCTTTACCTTCCACTGGCTTTACATCAATATTAATACGATTGCTATTAACATTACTGTATCCGATTATAAGTTTGATCTTATCTTTTTTATCCTTTGTAAAAGTCATGGTATCAACGTCACTCAACGCACTTTTAGCTTTTACAAATGTAGTTACAAACTCTTTGGTTAATGGAATTTCCAAATTGAACGGAGGCAACTTCTTTAGATCCGGTACCTTTGGAATTACATTAAGATCTGCTGTAACATATTGCACCTCTGTCGTTTCACAATTTAGTGAAAGTGAGACGATCTTATCGTCACGTTTGTTAAATGATACGTTAACATCGTCTGAGAGAACGTTCAACAGTTTCTTAAATTTGGTCGTATCATTAATACCAAATTCACTATCGGTTAATCCCGCGTCGTCTTTAATTACTACATAACTCAAAACATTTTTGTCATCGCTAATAGATGACGTTTTGATTTGTTTGTTGGTGGTATCAACAACCCATTTTACACTTTCAATGGATCCGTTGAGTGAATATTTATCTATAAACGTATTTATTACTTGTTTCTTCATACTCTATTATTCTAATTCTGATTGTTTGTTTTGTCAATTTTTGAATTCAAAAAATTCATTTAAATTTTCGTTAATTACCAAGTCCGTATTTAAACATTTAGTACCATCTTCTTTGTATAAATCAATTGGAGAGATATAAAAATGATTTATAAGATAATCGGCATATGCTACATTTCGCATTTGATAATAAACTTTCACATCGTTTTCTATAGATCTAAACTCTATGTAGTAGACTTTAGGATCGCTTAAACGATATAACTGATTTTTAGGAATATATAAAAGTTTGTCACATATTTGATTTTTTGTAAATTCTATATATGGTCCTCGTTGTCCTATTACTACACGTTGATATTGTTCTGCAATAGCAGAATAGGATGGATATTTTGTATATAGTGATATTTTATCACCATTTAAAGGTAATGTTAATTTTTGCGCAGAAGACTTCATTTAGATATGATAACATATTATCATTCAATGTCAATCAAAAACTAAAGAATTCTCCTAATTTAGCATCTGTTTCATTTGGATAATCCCAACTCAACACATTATAAAAATCAATCAACTTGCTCTTGAGCTCTTGTTCATACATTGCATCTCTATCAACATATTGTTCAATAAACTCCAAAATACGTTGTGGATCTGTACCGTCAGCCTTCATTGCAATACATTCCATGCCAAACGGATTTTGCTTTAGATATACCCACTTGATTTTCTGACCATGAAAGATTTCTGGAATCTCATTGTCCAATTGCCACAACTTCAACAAATCATTGTAATAACAACCAGCTTTTACTTGAGCAGGAGCGCCCTTGATCATTTGAAACGGATGTCTACTCTTTGGATTATAATCGTTTACCTTATCTTGGCTAACGAATTTAACACTGGTATTTTTAGCAATCTCAATAACCGAATAACTAGTCATACTCTCCTTAAACTTAAGAATAGACTCATCAATTTCTTCTTTAGGAACTTTACGAAGTATATTCTGTAAAAACTGTTCCATAAACTTACGAAACCTAATTGGAAAGCTAGTACGTACAACGTCAATACCCTTGACTTCCAATTCATCACACTCAATACCACCTTTGTTGATGATGAACTGAGCATATCGTTTCTTAGCCAGCCAAAAACTGGTCTTTGCAATAACTTCTTGTTTTGCATCAAACCGATGTTTTTGAACATTAAACATACGATCTGCCATTACGTTAAATGTGTCATTAACATGTTTCTGAGCTTCTGTACAAACCTTCAAAATAGCCTCAGTCATGTGTTTTTCATCATTAAGATCAATATCAGGCATTTTGTGTTTAATGATTGGCAAAGCACTAGCAAAACAAGAATCTGTATCAACATAGATAACATAATCCTTGTTTTCAGTATCGTTTAATGTCTTTTTATAATATTGATTGATTGCTTTGTTAGCGGTCTTAATAATATCTTGACCAGTTAAGGTAACAGCACTCGCATTATCCTTATCATAAAATCTAAAGATCGGTAGGCCCAATACACCATAGATTGAATTAAGTAATACTTTTTGTACTTTTTGACGACTATCATAAAATTCATATTTTTCCCATTCTTTAGCATCAGCATGTTTTTTAGCTAGTTTACGAAGATCTTTACGTTCATCGAACCACTTTACTAGAATTTCAGGAATAACACCTTGAAATGACTGATTGTACATTACTCCATTACTAGCAATACTGTAATTGGAAGATTTCAATAATTTAGTAAATTGTTCTTTTGTATATGAAGCTGACCCAACTTGAATCGTATCAATCTCACCCTTCATATATTTCTCAAAATCCCAATTCTCAGCTTTAGCTATTTTAGTTTCAGGTGAAATGTTAAGACTGATGATGATATTCGGATACATTGATGTGAGATCCAAATCAAAGACCCAATCATAACGACCAGGAACAGGATCTTTAACATATGCACCTTCAAATCCCTCTTCTCCTTGTTCCATCTGGTTTTCATATTCTTCTCTACCATCAATAGGTTTATTTTTAGCTACTTGACCCTTACGACGAAGATACATAAGAATAGCACCTTCAATAAATCGTGAACTCATTGTAAAACAATCATATGGTACATGTCCTTTGTGACAGATAGCTCTTGCCTGTTCAATAAATTGAAGTTTCTTTTCTAGAGCAACAATGATCTTTACGTCATTTAAGTTATATTCAATATACTTGTTTAGATCACTCTTATACAAATCATCCAAACTACCACGATAGGTAATCTTTTCCATGCCCACCACTTTCTTACCAATTGCACCCAATGCATAACTTGGTTCTTGCTTGATATTCCACTTCTTATACAAGACCATGTAATCAATAAATGAAACACCTGCTACAACGATCTTACCACTCCAATCGTTCTTATAACAAACATTAATTGGACTCAATCGTTTAGATTCGCGATCACTCAATACACGTTTAATTCTATTAAATACATAAGGAGTATCAAACTCATCAATATTCCATCCAGTAGCAATCGTTGGTTGAATTTCTTCCCACTTTGTCAAAAAGTGCATTAGTAGACTTGATTCGTCTTGAAATCCACGAACTTCTACATTTTCTTTTTTGTAGTCTTCTAGACGATGTTCCTTATCCAAGATAAATGCGGTATACTGTTCTGCTGCAGCGTCATACAACGCAATAGCAGTAATTTCTTTATCAGCTTCATCTACCTTTGGAAATCCACCTTCGGTACTAACTTCAATGTCATAATAAACAACACGATGGCCTACAGATGAATCATCGCTGTCTTCATAGGCATCAATCAAAACCCGAGTTTCGGCTGGAACATCACTCTCAAACAGACTTGGGTCTTTAGGACTGAACTTATATACTTTTTCAAGTTCATCGCCATAAATACTCTTATACATACCACCCTTACGCTTACGATAAGCATATGGTTGATATGGAAACTTTACATATCCACGTTTATCGTCCCACAAATGGACCGTATTGTCCTTCTTTGAAATAAAAATATTTTGATACATGATAACACCATCATACTTTCAATTTATTCACAAGTCCAGTAAAAACAGCGTGATGTTCTTCTTTTACATGTTGTGCACATTGTAATATTCTATCCATCAATCTTTTGTGTTTAATTGCAACAAATAAAGAGGGTTCAAGTTCTTCCCCCGACAATACCGGAGGATTTACCTTATTAATACAAAACCACAACATTGCTAATTCATCTTCTGTAAGAGACTGTAGGTGATCTAATTTCATTTTAATTTAATTCCAAAGATGTTCTGGCCGTAGTTTACAAATAATGTGTTATCTAACTTAGATTTAAGTAGTATAAGTTCCTTGATGTGAACTTCTTTTTCTTCATCCTCCACTTCTTTTACACTAAAACTATTACCCATCTTAGTAACACTAGCTTCTCTAGCACTCATGACGATTTGTGGAGTAACAACTAAATAATCGCCGTCTTTTAATTCTTTCTTCTTCTTTGATTTATTGTCCAATACTGTCACTGTGCCACTAACCACATATAAATGTGTATACTTCTCATTAGATTTAACAAAGAATGATGATTGTTTAAATGTTACACTACACAGTGTTGTGAGTAATGTATTTAGATTAGTACTTTCACTAACACAATATAATTCACCATTGACGGTAAAGTTAAACATTGCATCTTTTACTTTAACCACCTCAGGTAATTTAAAATTATTTACATATTCAGTACTGGTTTGATTAAAATATGTAGATGTGTTTTCTTTCTGAAATACTGAAATACGATATGGTAGTATGTATGATGTACTAGAGTTGGTTGTATTGATATTGAAACTGTTAGTAATTGTATATGTTTTACCTGCGATAGTGGACAAAACGTTTAGTTTATTGTTAATAACCTCGGTCAATTCCACATCGTTGTTTTTATCATATAGAAATAGATCGTTTGCGTGTAGATTTAATGCCGTCAATAAAATAGTTAGTAATTTTTTCATATGTAATATATAGTTTTTATAGATTGACTTTTCTTAATTATACTTTAAGATGGTAGAATGTCAATTGAAGAAAATAAAGAAATAAAAAAGAAACGAGTCAGTTTTAGTCAATATTCAACATTTTTAAAATGTCCTCACAAGTGGTATTTGGATTATGTTAAGAATCTTAGGGTTAAAGATGATAATATTAACACCACATTTGGAACTGCCATTCACCATGCATTTCAAACTTATCTCACATCACTTTATAATGAAGGTGTAGGTATTGCAGACTCATTGGATGTCAAGAAGTTGTTCTTAGACAAATTCAATGAAGAAATTAAAAAAGTAAAAGATGTAGATGATAATGAATTTACCGACTTTATTTTTGATGGTAATGATATTATCGATACTTTTTGTAAAAGTGCTAATAGATTGAAATATTTTCCGACTAAAGAATATGAATTGGTTGGTATTGAAATTCCACTGGAAATTTCTATTAAGAACAACGTGGAGTTTGTAGGATTTATTGATATAGTGTTAAAAGAACGAAATAAAGAAATCTATCGTATCATTGATTTTAAGACATCAAGCAATGGTTGGAATATTTACATGAAAGAAGATGTAAGTAAGATTGCGCAGTTACATCTATACAAGAGTGTTTACAGTAAAAAATTCAACGTACCTTTAAATAATATTGACGTAGAGTTCTTTATCGTCAAACGTAAATTATACGAAAATGTAAGTTTTCCACAAAGTAGAATTCAGTTATTTAAACCTACCGCAGGGCCAACAGCTATTAAAGAAAGTATTCAAAGCTTTATTGAGTTTTTAGATTACGGATTCAATCCAGATGGTACATACAATGAAACCAATCAATATATAAAAGTACCTGGTAATGGTAAAAAGAATTGTAAGTACTGTGTACACTACAAAAAGATCTGTGATGGTAAAGCCACTAAATTATAATAAATATATACATATGTGTATATCTATATATGTACATATGTTATGGATCAATTTGTTACAACGGTAAAACTTAACCAAGAGTTATATAACCAGTTTAAAGAACTAAATATAAGAGGTAAAATATCTTTTCAAGATTTTGTCAATAAATGTTTGGAAAGATATTTGAACGATTCCAAATTTCGTTCTGAAATCAGCGAAAGTATTTGTCAAAGGTTAAGTTTCAATGCTCCATTTTCATTATCAAAGGATTCTAAATGAAAAAGAAAAAAATATTATTATTGAGCGATGATTTAAGAATGCATAGTGGTGTGGCTACAATGAGTAGAGAATTGGTATTAGGCACACTTCATCATTATGATTGGGTACAAATTGCCGGTGCTATTAAACATCCTGAACAAGGAAAGATAGTAGATATGAAGGATGCTTGTGATAAGTTAAATGGTAGAACAGATAATTATCTAAAACTATACCCTGTGGATGGATACGGAGATGAAGAAGTGTTGTATCAAATTATGGCATTAGAAAAACCCGATGCAATTATGCACTTTACAGATCCTCGTTTTTGGGGTTGGCTCTATAATATAGAACATCAAATTCGTAGCAAAATTCCATTAACATATTTGACAATATGGGACGATTTACCATACCCAATGTGGAACAAACCGTTTTATCAAAGCTGTGATGCTTTGTTTTCCATTAGCAAACAAACTCACAATATTGTTGAACAAGTGTTAGGACCAGAAAATTGTATTAAGTTAACAGACTAATTTAGGAAACATTTATTATGCCAGTACAAGAAAAACATCTATTACATTATGTACCACATGGTATCAATCCAAACGAATTTAAACCGCTACCAAAAGGAGATTCGTCGGTTTTAAAATTAAAAAAAGAATTACTCGGCGATAAAGAATATAAATTTATCGTAGCATTCAATAGTAGAAACGCACATCGTAAACATCCAGCAAATCTAATACTAGCATTTAAATCATTCTGTGCTTCAATTGATCAAGAAGAAGCTAAAAAATGTGCTTTGATAATGCATACAGACAAAGTATGTGAAGCCGGTACAGATCTCGTAGCTACAATTCAAGCAATATGTCCAGAATATAAAGTTGTATTAGATGAAACGCGTAGAACCCCCGAAGAAATGGTGGCGTTCTATAACTTAGCAGATGTTACCGTGAATGTAAGTTCAAATGAAGGATTTGGTTTAAGTATTGCAGAGAGTATCATGTGTGGTACACCGGTAATAGCCACCGTAACAGGAGGTTTACAAGATCAATTGGGAATTGTTACTGACGAAGGTAAACCTGTAGAATTCAATTTAGAATTCGGTACAAATGTTACAGGACGATACACTAAACACGGGGTATGGGCAAAGCCTGTGTGGGCTAAAGTACAAAATCTACAAGGCAGTCCTCCAACTCCTTACATCATGGATGACTTAGTTAATTATAAAGATATCGCTGATGCTATTGGGTATTGGTATGTTATTGGTAGTGAAATACGTGAACAATATGGTGTCGAAGGTCGTAAATGGGCTATAAACGAAGGCGGAATCAATAGTAAAAATATGTGTGATCAATTTATTAAAGCAATGGATTTCACATTAAATAACTTTACACCCGTTAAAACATTTGACATTTTTACTGAAAATGGTTATGATATTAAAAATCTACCAAACGGCAAATTGGGATTTGATTTACACGTTGTAAATTTAGAAGCTATTAAGAAAACAGTTTCATGAAAATTCAAGTATTAAAAAACGAAGATTATCAAGATGTAGAACGTCTACCCAAGAAAGGTACGAATCGAGCTACTGGATATGATGTAATTACTACAAGTGAACCAGAAATCGTTGGAGAAATGTATGACAACGGTACATATAAACGAATTGATTATATTCAGTATAAAACAAATCTTAAACTAGCTGTACAAGAAGTAAGACAATACAGTGGGTTTATATATACCGCTATTGATTATGATATTCTAGCATTTCCTCGTAGTAGCGTGAGTAAATACAATCTAGTATTAGCTAATTGTATTGGGTTGATTGACGCGGATTATCGCGGAGAAGTATTACTTCGTTTCAAATATATATGGCAACCAGAAGATTATAAAATTAGAACTGACAATCTAATTGAAGGTATCGTAAATTCCAATAAACTTTATAAGAAAGGTGATAAAGTTTGTCAACTCAAAGTAACCAGAGTAGAAGATGTAGAATTCATATTGGTAAATGAATTAGATTCTACCACTAGAGGCGAAGGTGGATTTGGTAGTACAGATGTTAAAAAAGGAGAAAAAGCTGACATAGCTCAGATACAAATGAGCAAAATGGAAGCACTCTATAATAGTTTGGGAGGAATACCTACACCAAATAAAAAATATAGTCAATTAGTTAGCGAACGAGATACAAAACAATTTAATAAATAATATGAGTAAACCACTATGTCTAATTTCAGGACCAGTATTTAACCGTAGCGGATATGGTGACTGGGCAACAACAGTTGCAAAAAGCATTATTCGTTATGATAAATTTGATGTAAAAATAGCGCCCACTAGATGGGGCAATTGTCAAAGCAAACGTTTTCTTGAAGATTTAACCGATCCAGAAGATAAATTATTAGCAACTAAATTTCTTCAAGGAAACTTAGATAGACAACCAGATGTTTTTATACAGTTAACAATTCCAGAAGAATTTCATCCTGTTGGCAAATATAATATCGGTATGACGGCTGGTATTGAAACAACCATTCCACCCGGTAGTTGGATCGAAGGCGTTAATAAAATGAATTTAACAATCGGTCTATCTAATCATGTAAAGAAAACTTTCTCGGAAATTAAAATGGCCAAACAACTAGAAAATGGTCAACAAGTTCCTGTTCAAGTAGAAAAACCAATTGAAGTGTGTTTTTGGGGGGCCGATACCAACATTTTCAAAAAAACAGAAGATAAAATACAAACTGTTGAAAATGCTTTATCTAAGATAAAAGAATCTAGTGCGTTTTTATTTGTTGGTCAGTGGACTCATGGTGGATTGTATAATGATCGTAAAGACATTGGTAATCTGATCAAAACATTTTGTAGTGCCTTCAAAAATCAATCGGAAAATGATCGTCCATGTTTGATTGTTAAAACGAGTGGTCATAGTTACTCTACCGTAGACAGATTCGACATGTTGAGTAAGATTAAAAAGATTCGTGATAGTATTGGCGGTAATGTACCAAGTGTATATTTGTTACACGGCGAACTTAGTGAAAAAGAAATGAATGCGTTGTTAAACCATGAAAAAGTTATAGCTCACGTATCTTTTACTCACGGTGAAGGTTATGGACATCCATTGTTATTGGCTACTCTAAGTGGAAAACCATTATTAGCACCAAATTGGAGTGGTCAATTAGATTATCTAAATCCGACTTATGCTAATTTATTACCAGGTACTCTTGTTGATGTAGATAAAAAATCAGTCAATCAATGGATTATCAAAGAAAGCAAATGGTTCAAAGTAGCTTATTCATTAGCAGAAGATAAAATGAAACAAATTTATTTCGCTCGTAAAAGTGATAAGTTTACTAAAAATGCCGAACTTCTACGTAAGGAAAACGCTGAGAAATTTAGTATTCCGTCTATGGACAAACGTTTATGGGACATACTTGACAAGTACGTACCTCAGTTTGCTGTACAAAATCAGTTTGTACTGCCAAAATTAAAAGCTATGACTAACACATCCAACGAATCAAATCAAATTACTTTGCCAAAATTAAAAATTCTTTAATATGTTTTTGTCTTATTTAGTAACAAGTCACAATGAAACCGATAGTTTAGAAAAACTATTATCTAAATTAATTAAATACAAAAAATATAATCATGAAATTATTCTTCTTGATGATTATTCAGATAATCAAGATACTGTTGAAATTATACAAAAGTATAAAAATCAAATAAATTTTTATCAACATAAGTTAGATAAAAACTATGGCGCTCATAAAAATTATGGAATTGAATTATGTAAAGGAAAGTGGATATTTCAATTGGATGCAGACGAATTACCGACTGACGGTTTAATTGAAAATATTGATGTTATATTAGAATCGAATGATGAAAATGAAGTTATATGGTTACCAAGACTAAACTATTTTATAGGAGTTACTCAGCAAGATATACAAATGTGGGGATGGCAGCTTCATGATGGAATGATTAATTTTCCTGATTATCAATCACGTTTATACCGCAATAGTTCAAATATTAGATATCAACGGAGACTACATGAAAAAGTTGAAGGTTATAAAAGTTATACATTTATACCACCACAAAAAGATTATGCTATAATTCACGAAAAAAGCATAGAAAAACAAAGACAAACAAATATAAATTATAATCAATTATTTACCCAAGAGGAAAATAAAGGATATACTATAAAGTAATATTTTATGACCAATTAAGAATTAAGAAAACATGAGAATTTAAATATTCAGAGTTTGTCAACCTATTTTCCAAAATATGAAAATAAAAATTCTAGAATTAGAAAAACATAGAAACGAAACGACATTTAGACCGTATCTTTATTCAACTGAAGCTTTTCGTGATTATGGAATTGAATTTGTAGAAGACGCAGATAAAGCGGATATATATTTTGTAGGTCAGGCATCTATTATTAATAAAAAACTACCACTTGATCAGTCAATTGAAATTGGTATTAATTTTATTAAAAATCTTGATAAACCGTATGTTTTATTTGACGGACAAGATTCATCTACATTATTGGGGGTATGGGAAGTTTTTAAAGAATTTCCTGGTTTAAAACTAGCTAAAAATGTCCTACACAAAAATAAAGAAAGTTATTTAAATCCTTATCCAAATGGAAGATGGTTTTGGGGTCCAGATATTAGTGGATACAAAATTAACAAAGAAGATCTATCATTATTAAATGATAAACTAGTAAGCAGTGGTACGAATTGGTTGAATACATATGGATGTGGGTTTAACTGGGGCACTATTAAAAAAGATAAAAAATATGACGTTGCTGTGTTAATTGGATTATCTAAAGAAAATTATGAACACGGAATTCGCACAGATGGTTATTATAATAAATCGAGGTTAAAATTATTTGAGGAAGTAAACAAACTTAAATATAATGTTATTACTACAGAAAAAACAGGAAAATTAAGTAAAGAAGAATACTTTAATGTTTTGTCAGATAGTAAGTTTTGTATTTCTCCATTTGGATACGGCGAAGTTAATATTAGAGAAATAGAATGTTTATTAACAGGCACCGTAATTATAAAGCCATCAATACAAAATATTAAAACAAGTCCGTTTATTTACAATAAAGACACATCTTGTTTACATTGCAAAGATGATTTTTCAGATATAAATCAAATTATAGAATCAAACTTAATTGATTATGACAATCGATCCGAATATTTAATTTCAAATCAAAGAAAAACATTTAACGAACTGTCGTCGCCAGAATATATTATACAGCACGTAGTTAGAAACATTATAAATTAATATGAGCTTATTTAAAGATCAACATCCAGAGATAATGATGAGTGCAACTCAAATAGATTGTTTAATTAAATATCTGTCCCCAACAGATTGTGTATTTGAGTGGGGATCAGGAGGAAGTACCTATAACTTCTGTAAGTATGTTAAGGAATACTATTCAGTAGAACACGATTTTAACTGGTATAATACTGTTAATAATGTATTGACAAATAGAAATATTAAAAATGTAATTTATAAACATGTAACCAATCATCCCATAAATTTGGATAGTCACTTAGACAAAGAATCTCGAAATTTATTAAAATTAACCAATAATGTACAGGTTAAAGATGGAATATATTATGCTCAAACACGCGGTGGAGACGATTGGCATTGCTACGTAAATTATATTAACAGTATATCCACACATAATAAAAAATTCAATAAAGTATTAGTTGATGGACGAGCAAGAGTATTTTGTGCTTATAAAGCACTTGACTATTTAACAGAAGATGGTATCGTGTATATACACGATTTTAAGGAAAGAATCAGATACAGAACTGTATTAGATTACTACAATATAATAGAAGAATGTATTGATGAAGGTTGGCCTGGGTCTTTAATCGTTCTAAAAAAGAAATGATATGGTTATAAAGCAAAAATATGCAATTGGAGTTCACGTTATGTTCTATGAAATAGAAATGATGTCAACTTATATAGATGGTTTATTAAATTTATTATCCACTGTAGACAATCCATCAAATATATACCTAGACTTTGCTTTTAATGTTTCTCAGTTTTTTGAAAAAATAGATACCACTAAAATAAACAAAAAAGAACTAATACAAAAATTTAACGATCAATATCATAGAATACCTAATACGTTTAATAAATTTTATAAAATTATTGATAATGACAATGAATTTTATACACAAACAAATTATAGAAGAGAATTTAACACTAAATATTCTTATCTAGCCGACTATTTGATTTGGGGAGAAACAGACAGTCTTTTTCCTAAAGAAGCTATAGTATCTTTGGAACAACTAACGCCCGTTGTAAGAAAACAAGAAATTTACAGATTCATAGCGTGTTTCGCTGATAGAAAGATGTGGGACAACAGTTGGGACGTAACCGTACATCCTAATTTTATTAATCATCGATATGACGATAAAGACATTGATAATATAAATCAAGCAAAGTCTTGTATGTCAATCGAACAAATGAATCAAATTAATTCAAAAATAGAAGAATTAGACATACAATCAATTAATTATCCAAAAATCGATGGATCTTGTTTGGTATTAACAAGTGATTTAATTAAAAGTGGAGTTAATATACCACCTTGTTTCATACACAATGACGATGAAAGTTTATCATTGATGGCTAAGAAGATACAGGGAGATCAATATATTCAAATTATATTTAAAAATGTTTTAAAGGTACACGCTAGACGACATCCGAACAAGCGAATGTACATTGTAAATGAAAATAATCCCAGGGGATTTTGTGGAAAAGAAAAAGGTGATTGGTGGCAGATATTTAAAGAAATGTCTCAACACAATTTAAATATACTGTTTAATAACACCGGTAAATTTTATACATACGAAGACTTTAAAAATAAACTATGAATATTTGTTTTGTCAGTCAAAACGGTCACACTGGTAAGATACCAAGAACATTTGAAAACTGCCGTACAGAGTTTTCGTGGCAAATTGCACTTGATGCTGATCATCTACCTATAGACTATATTTTAAGCAAACCATTTAAAGGTGTTCCTCGATACGATTTAGTAATTGTTATACTACCAAAAAAATTAGAAAATTATGACAGTTCAAGATTGTTGGATTTAGTTAAATCAATTGGCAAAAAAGTAACAGTAATGCAGGAAGGTCCGACTTGGTATTATCAAGATTACGATTATATCAATCAAGTTAATTATATCAACTTCCTGAGTGAGATGGATTTTCTATTAACACACAATAAAAGTGATATTGCATACTTTAAAGGTATATTTAAAAAACCGACGTTCAATCTGCAATCTCTTATGATCGAAGATACAATTAAAGACGTACCCCGTGAAAATAATGGCATGCCCATTATAGGTGGTAACTTCTGTAGTTGGTACGGTGGTGTAGATAGTTACTTTGTAGCGAGAAATTTTGATAAACCTATATTCATCCCAAGTATGGGACGTAAGATACAAAACGAAGAACAATTCCCAGGTTTACATCATCTGCCATATATGATGTGGAACGAGTGGATTAAAACACTTGCTAATTTTAATATTGGTATACACTTAATGCGTACACATGCAGCTGGCACATTCGCTCTCAACTGTGCTTATTTAGGCGTTCCGTGTATAGGATATAAAGGACTAGACACACAACAAATTTTACATCCAGATTTATCGGTCGATGTAGGAGATATAGAAAAAGCAAATCAGTTAACAATTAAACTGAGAGATGATAAAAAGTTTTATAATTACTGTTCTAATGTCTGCAAAGATAATTATAGAAAGTTATATACGGAGAATATGTGGTTACAAAAATGGAATAAAATTTATGAACAAATTTAAAATTGGAGTAGTCGGAAATGGGTTTGTTGGTAATGCTGTTAATAAAGGATTTAATTATTACCACGAAGTTAAAGTTTATGATGTAGATCAAACTCGTTCAACAGATACATTTGAAAATGTAATAAATCAACAAATAGTATTTGTATGTTTACCTACCCCCATGTTTAAAAATACGTTGGATTGTGATATAACATACATTACAAACTTTTTTAATAATGTAATTACCTACTCGTATAATCCAGAAACTGTATTTGTAATTAAATCTACAGTACCTATAGGCACAACAAAAAGTTTGTGTGAGAAATTCAAACCATTAAAAATTGTACATTCTCCAGAATTTTTAACTGCTAAAACTGCTTTGATAGATTTTATTACGCCTAGTAGAAATATTGTGGGCGGCAGTGAAGAAAATGGAACGGATGTTATTAAAAAATTATACGAAGAAAGATTTCCAGGCGTAAACTGTCATGTTATGACAAGCAATGAATCTGAGTTTGTTAAGTATTTTGCAAATACATTCTTTGCTACCAAAGTATCTTTTTTCAATGAAATGTATCTTTTGTCTGATAAACTAGGATTAAATTGGAATAAAGTCTTAGGAGGCGTAATGTCAGATGGTAGAATTGGCATAAGTCATTATCAAGTTCCTGGTCACGATGGTGATTATGGATTTGGTGGTACGTGTTTTCCAAAAGATATAAACGCATTTATAAAGACGTTCGAAAAGGAAGGATTAGACCCATTTGTATTAAAATCTGTTTGGGAACGTAATTTATCTGTGCGTAAAAACAAGGATTGGGAAAAATCAAAATCTGCTACGACGTAAAATGGACAATCTAATTTATATAGTTTCGATAGATCACAATCAATCCAAGACGAAATGTAGTAGTTATGCGGACTATTGTATTAATACTTGGAAATATTGGTGTTCAAAAAATAATGTCGATTTAATTGTTGAAAAAGTTGGCGATCCGAAATTTGGAAAGGCAATGTGGAACAAAACAAACATTGTCGAAATTGGCAAAAAATATAAAAAAATAGGAATAGTGGATACTGACACTATGATTCGTTGGGATGCACCTAACATATTTGAAATGTACGAGAATGAATTTTGCGGGGTTGTCGATACATCGGATTATAGATGGATACTCAACAGTATCTTAGTATACAACAAATTTTTCCCAAATGTAAAATTAAATATAGATAATTATATAAATTCCGGCGTTATGTTTTTTACGTCAGATCATTTATTCTTATTTGATAAATTACAAAAATTTTATTTCGAAAATAAAAATGAATTAGATAATTGGGATAAAGGAGGGGGTAAAGATCAAACGTTGATTAACTATCATCTAACTGAGAATAGTGTAAAACAAAAAATTTTAGATCCTTGTTGGAATTTAATTTCAATACATCGAAAAGATATGTTTAAACATAATTGGCAATTAAACAATGATCCAACGCCGTATTTTATTAAATATGCTTACATATGGCATTTTACTGGCTTTCCAGTTGAACATCGTGAAAGTATAATGAAAGACACTTGGAATATCATAAAAGAAAGATATAAATGAAAAATATAGTATTTATGACTGCCGTGAAGGTGCCTGGAAAAGAATCAAGATCCGCGCCTTATAAATTTGGCATAGAAAGTTTTAAAAGATGGTGTGAGGCTAGAGATTATAAACTAGTTGTTTTGGACCAAGAACTGTACCCAAACGATGTGATGAAGCCAAATTTCTATAGATATTTTTGTTTTGATCTATTAGAAAATTCGGGCATCGAATATGATCAAATTCTTCTAACCGATGCAGACGCGGTAATTCACCCAAATTGTCCAGATTTCTTTAAATTAACCAACCGTGAATTAACGGTAACACATACAGATGGTAGTTATGATTGGACTATTAGAAGTATGGAAAATTATGCACATGAAATATTTGGCCAAAAATTTGATCTTTGGAAATATTTCAATGCTGGATTTATAGTCTTAAATAAGAATCATAGGGAGTTACTAAAATCGTTCACAAATTTTTATTTAGAAAATCAAGAAAAAATAAGATTTGTACAAGAAAAATATAAAACAGGAACAGATCAACCGTTAATCAATCATTTTGTTCACAACGTGTTTAATATACCAGTAAATATTTTACCATATAGATATTGTATGGCAGATTTACATAGTAAAAATTTACTAGCAGACGATCTCTTGTTTACATCAATAGAAGGAATATATCAATTTAACGCTATACCAAATAATATCGAAAATAAACTGACATATCACTGGATGGAAAAAACTTATAATAAATTATATAACTAACAATTTAGTAATATGCAAATTAGTCAGAAATATCCAACGTTAATAAAAGGGTCAATAGGAGAACAAGCGGTAGATTTAATAAGATATTTACTGCCCGAAAAGTCTTCTATTCTAGAATTTGGATGTGGAGTTACATCTAAACTGTTATTAAATTGGTATAATGTTTACTCAATCGAACATAATATACAGTGGTTAAATCATCCAAACGCTTATCACGTACCATTAAAAGAATATAATGATATAGATTTTAAATCGCCAGACGGTATAAGTTGTCTTCCGTTTTCAGAAAAACAAGTTGCTTGGTATGATCCAGATAAATTATCAGTTGTATTAAAAAATATACCAAATTATGATTTAATTATTATTGACGGACCAAATGGTAATTACGGGCGAGGAGGATTTTACACATACTTAAATTTATTCAATACGGATGTACATATGATGTTTCACGATCTGAATCGCCAAGCTGAGATGGAGTTAATAAAAAAAGTTTCTAATAAGGTAAAAAGACCGGCTTTCATTTTAGAAAATGACGAAAAAACCGGAGTAATAAAATCTATCAAATAAAAAAAAAGTTAAGACGAATTGAATCGTATGTATAATTAGATATGATATACAATACATTATACCCAATTGTTTTAAATCAATACAAAAAAAATATATTTGTAGAAACAGGTTTATGGTTGGGATACGGAATTAAAGTAGCATTGGACTGTGGCTTTGAAAAAATATACAGTTGTGATATCGACGAATCGTATGTCTCAAATGCCAAAAATATATACAATAATCACAAGGTTAAGATTTTTAAACAGAATTCTGTTGATTTTTTGAATAGTTTTTTCGAAAATGAAAAAATATATCAAGATATAACTTTTTGGTTAGATGCACACGGAGCTTCCGATCAAAATATAGATGCGCCTTTATTAGAAGAATTGAAAATAATCAAAAAGTATTGTCGAAATAAAAATATTATTATATTGATAGATGATTATCATTCGTTTGAAAGATGGGCTAAAAATCTTTCTAAAGAAGATATATCTAATATATTGAAAGAAATAAATCCAGACTTCAAAATTTTCACTCAAAAAAGAATATATAGTCTGAATCAAAATATAAACGAAGAGAATCTACCGACAAAAGGAGAAATTTTAGTAGCTAAATTATGAAAAAATATATTTTTAAAAATAAGTTGTTTTTAATCACAGGTGGCAGTGGATTTTTAGGAAAACCACTCGTACAAAGACTTCTAAAAGATGGAGCAAAAGTGCGTGTTTTATCTAGAGACGAAGGAAAATTAATTGATCTCAAACAGTCATTCCCATCAATAGAAATTTTGACAGGTGATATTTCAGATCCATTTGAAGTAAAACAAGCAATGAACGGTGTTAATGGTGTATTTCATCTAGCCGCATCAAAACATATTGGAATTGCAGAGAAACAAGTACGTGAATGTATAAAATCAAACACACTTGGCTCTCTTTATATTTTAGAAGAATCGTTGAATCATAAACTAGAATTTGTTATAGGAATTAGTACAGATAAGGCAGCTCAAGTGTCCGGAGTATATGGCGCGTCTAAATTGTTAATGGAACGATTGTTTAAACAATTTGAACAATTAAATCCAACTACGGATTATCGAATTGTTAGATATGGAAACGTTTTGTATTCCACTGGATCGGTGTTGTGTAAATGGCGAGACCTAATTAAAGACGGAAAGGATCTAATTGTTACAGAACCAGAAGCTACACGTTTCTTCTGGACGGTGGATCAAGCTATTGATTTGATCTATAATTGTCTTGAAAATTGTAATGATAGCACTCCATACGTTCCTACTATGAAAGGCATGAGTATTGGAAATCTACTAGAAGCGCTTATTCAAAAGTATTCTCCGAATGACACAAGACCAAATATCAAAATAATTGGACTGCAACCAGGAGAAAATAAACACGAAAAGATTCTGGAAAATGGTCCTTATAGCAATGAGGTAGATCAATATACAATCGAAGAAATCAAAGAATTAATCTAATGAAAATATTGGTTATAGGTGGTAACAGATTCGTTGGAAAAAAAGTAGCATATGAGTTAACTAAATTAGCCAGTGTATCCGTTCTCAATAGATCTGGCACTGGTCCAGATAAAGTAAAAATAATTAAGTTTGACCGAAACAATCCACTGACAATTGAAAATGATTATAATGTAACTTTAGATTTTTGTTTATTCAAACCATCTCAAGCTTTACATCTTAAAAGTTGGTTAAAACCCGATCAAAAATATATCTTTATAAGTAGTGCAGCTGCTTATAAGGATTCTAATTGTTTATCATACAATGAAGATATGACAATTGGAGGATTAAAGGCATTTGGGGACTATGGTGTAGAAAAAGCAGAATGTGAAAACATAATCAAAAGTATTGATACAAACTACGTGGTAATAAGACCACCATACATTGTCGGTCAAGATTGTCCCAGACCCAGAATGAGTTATTATATAAGAAATATAGTAAATAACAAACCAGTAGAAGTTTCTGGAGCTGGTAATAAACTATTGAGTTTTATTTGGGTCAATGATATAGTTGATTTACTAGTAGAAATGTCTACCACAAATAAATTTAATACAAAAGATAGTTACAACGTTGTTAATCAAGATGTTTATAGTTCAAAAACACTTATTGAAGAAATAAGCCAGTTTTTAAATAAAAAAGCAAATATCGTTGAAAACGGAACTATGTCTCCATTTATAGATGAACATTTGTTATTATCACCGTTAAAGTTAGGTAGAAAATTTACAAGTACAAAAGAAAATCTACCAGAATTTTTTGACTATATTAAAAATACGTTATGAATAAATTATCAAGAACAAAACCTTATATTCCAAAAGAAGATCATAAGGAAATATTAGAAAGAATATCAGACATTCTGAATACAGAAGCACTGGTACAATCAAAGTATGTATCCGAGTTTGAAAATTTATTTGCAAAGTATTGTGGTACTAAATACGCTATAGCTACTTGTTCCGGCGGGACTTGTTTAGAAGTTGCGTTAAGAGCATCTGGTTTAGTTGGAAAAAAAATCATAGTACCCACTCAAACTTTTATAGCTAGTGTAAGTGCTATAGTAAGATCCAACAATATTCCATTAATCGTCGATATTGATGAAAATACACATTGTTTGAATGCGGAAATAATAGAAAAAGCTATAGATTCGGATGTCGCTGGTGTAATGTTGGTTCATATGGCCGGACTAATCACACCTGATTATTATAACATCAAGAAATTGTGTGACGAACGCGGCCTTTTATTGTTTGAAGATGCTTCTCACGCCGTTGGTTCTACTATTGATAATATTCATTCAGGAAATTTAGGATATGCCGGTTGTTTCTCATTATTTGCTACTAAGATTATAACAACAGGTGAAGGTGGAATAATCACCACCAATGATGAAAAATTCGCAGAAACTTGCAAAACACTTAGAAATCACGGGGCTGTTAGAAATCCAACTCCAGTAAATGGTGTAGATTTTGGAGTAAGTTGTGAATTTATCTCGTCAAATTATAAAATGACCGAAATGGTTGCAGCTTTAGGCATCAGTCAATTAAAAAGAGCCAATCAATTTGTCGAAAAGAGAAATATAATAGCAAAAAGATATAGAGAAAAAATCGTTAACCCTAAAATAAAATTCGTTGAAGTACCAAGTAACATAGTAAATACATGGTGGCATTACATTATAGAATTACCAAAATCTACTACTTTAAATGAAAGATCGGAACTTTGTAAAAAATTGTATTTAGAATATAATATACCCACCGCAAATGCTTATTGGCCCGCTTGTCATCAACAAAAAGTATTTGAACCATATACAAAAAATCAAACATATAAATCCGCCGATGGATTATTAACTAGACACTTATCTATTCCTATGTATGTTGAAATGACGATGGAACAAGTAGATTATGTCGCGGATGTAATTAATAAAATCGTATGATAGTAAGTATACATCAACCCAATTATCTACCTTGGCTTGGATTTTTTGATAAAATCGCAAAAAGTGATATTTTTGTTATTTTTGACAATGTTCAATTTCCAAGAGGAAAACAACATTTTGGTCACAGAAATTTGATCAAAACTGAAGGAGATCCTAAATGGTTAACTGTGCCATTAAATGGAAAAAGTGAATTTAAAAATTTCAATGAAATAGAAGTTAATTATAATGGTTGGAATGAAAATCATTTAAATCTAATAAAAAACTTTTATAGAAAATCTAAATATATAAACAAATATTATTCAGATATAGAATCTATTTTAAAAACCAATCACAAAACATTATCGGATCTAAACAACACTTTGATTAAATACTTTTTAAATGTTATGGATATTAAAACAGAAGTGGTGTTTTGTTCTGAATTATGTCCTATTGATGTTGTTGGCGGAGATCGTATAATGTATCTATTAAAAAAATTGAATGCTACCAAATACATTTCAGGTACAGGACCAGGATCTATGAGGTATATTAATGAACAAGAATTTAAAGACAATAATATAGAATTGATCTGGCAACATTATAATCATCCAACATATACACAATTATATGGTGACTTCAAACCATATATGTGTATAATAGATCTATTGTTTAATGAAGGAGAAAATAGCAAAAATATAATTTTAAATTAATATGAAACGTGTAATGGCAATAGGAGCACATCCGGATGACATCGAATTCGGTTGCGGTGGAACACTTTATAATCACAAATTAAAAGGAGATTTTGTGGTTTATGTATGTATGACTAATACCGAATCAGTAGATGGTACAAATGGAACTTTATTAAGAAGCGCAGATGAAAACAAACTAGAAACTATTAATGCGTCAAATGTATTAATGTGCGATCAAGTAGAATTTTTACCATTTAAAGATTTACACGTACCATTTAGTTTTGACTCTGTAAGTAAACTTGAAAGTCTGATCAAAAAACACAAAGTTGATACGATCTATACTCACTGGGCCGGTGACGCGAATCAAGATCACATTTCAACTTTTAAAACTACGATGGCTGCGGCTCGTTATGTTCCAAATGTATTTTGTTATGAACAAATACCGATATCGAGAATGACAGAAAATCAAATGGATATTAATTATTATGAAAATATAGACAATTCATTTGATAAAAAAATTGAAGCATCTATGTGTCACAAAAGTCAAATTTCAAAATATGAAAAAGTTGGACTTAATGTAAAATCTAATTTAGAAGTTCTAGCTAAATTTAGAGGAATACAAGCTCAATGCAAATATGCGGAGGCTTTTAAAGTACTGAAGATGATAAATAAAACTGTATGAATATAGAATTTGATGTTACATTACAATGTAATTTTAGTTGTCCAAGCTGCAACAGACATAGCAATTTTAATGCATTAATCGATCCATTTGATAAAGATAATGCGGCTGGATTGAATTACTATGAAAATACAAATGTGACAATGGATCACGTTGATAAATTAATAAGTGACTGTAAGAAACAAGGTAAAATTGAACGTATACACATTATTGGTGGAGAACCTTTGACTCACCCAAATATAGCAGATATAGTAGATAGATTACGTGATAATCTATGGGGAGATCCAGTACCAAACATCGTAATTATTTCAAATTTACATCCAAAGATGTTAAAAGCTGGTACTTTAGATACACCAGATCGTGTTATTAAATATTTTCCATTTGAAAAAATTAACAAAATAAAATTGGCATATATTGACCACATCAATCCGATATTCAGATCAATAAATGAATATATAAATCAAAACAATGTAACCAAAGATCAAATCATAAATAATTTAGATAAAATTGTATTTGAAATGCCTAATCAGATTTCATTAAAAGAAATTTTATCAAGAGTAAATTTTTTCAGAGGTATACCCGTTACAAATTTCACACCACTAGACGAAAAAGGTGAGATTCACCGTTGTAGTTTAGTAGCTCCCTATGACTCCGGTCAAGAAATGATACCACAGTGTAATATTCCAAATAGATGTGGAGTAAATTATTCATTTGATGGATATTGGCCTTGTTCAAATGGGTCAGCTATTGCGAGATTGTTTAAATTAAATGGATACAATAGAAAAACTTTACCCGATTCATTCACCGATTGGTCCGGCGTTGATGAAAAAGGAAATGCGCAGATAAATAAAAAGTCTGATATGTGGGAAATGTGTAAGATGTGCCAAGTAGCAGCTAAGAATAAAATGGCTGAAAAAGATCACGGACGACCAATATCAATTAGTTATCGCAAAGCATTGGGTTTGGAAAAATCAGAAGAACCACTGTCAGAATATGTAATTGAAAAACATTCTAAAAGATTAGCTTCAGCCGCTGTACTAAAAGAAGACGTTTGTTTAGATGATAAATGTGAGTAAATATGATACTAAAAGTAAATCCTGAATTTGGCATTGAACTAGCACTAGCAGTACCATTTGCTTATTGGTTACATCAAAATAAACAATTAGAAGGTGTTGTTACTAGTAAAGGAATGCGTCCATATTATTTCTTCTGCGATAATGTTAAAGAAGAATTTTTATCTAGAACAATTGATAATGATGCCGCTTTAGTAGGAGTTCCAAATAAATGGATACACCACAATTCGCTAGCGGTTATGGGCAAAGAGTATCATCATCTAACAGAACAAGAACAATATCAGGTAAATGGAGTTCTAGATTATAGTCAATGGATTTGTCCTCCATTTAAAGATTACTATAAAAATGAAGAATATAAATTTGATAAACCAATAGTGTTTATAACAAACAAATATAATATGGAACACGGTGAGATTCCTTTAGGTTATTTTAATATACCATGTCTCTATAAAATGTTTGATTATTTCAAAGAAAAGGGATATATTGTAATCTATAAAAGAGCTACCAATAAAGAAAAAGAATTCACAATAGACCAAAACGAATATAATTCATTAAAACAAGGGTACCATGATATTACAGCAAATGTGGAAGATATTGGAACTATAACTGACTTCGATTTATGTAGATATTTTGATAACGTAATACTGATCGATGATTTAGTCAAAGAATCAAAGTACAGTTATAATGAAACGCAATTAAAAATAATGGCTAATTGTGATAAATTTGTTACAGTTTGTGGTGGAAATTCAATATTATCGTCACTTTTCGGAGGCACCGTTATTAGTTATATTCATAAAGGAAAAGAATTACGCCCTAATTACTTTGGGCCTAATAGTTATTTCCGTAAGCTATCAAATGCTAATGTTATTCCTGTAATTGACAATAGTGTTGTAAAAACAGGTATACATGATTATAGTAAATTGATGGAACAAATTAAAATACAGTTTTAAATATGAAAATTAGTTTTATTCAACCAAGCAGAAACAACCTAAAATATCTTAAATGGAGTTACGAAGCTATTCGTAAAAATTTAAGTCACAAAGAACATGAAATCTGTGTTGC